TAGATATTAGACAATGGTATCTTAATGAAGAAACAGCTGAATGGAGGGCTGGAAGACAAGGAATTAGAATGACTCCAGCACAATGGTGCTTATTTCAATCTATCTTAAATGATAATAAACTTATACTTTCAATGGATCTACCTGATGCTGAAGTTAATAATCATGTGGGATATTATAATGATGAAGTAAGTGATGCAATTAATCGTGAAGCAACCGCTCAACCAACAATAGTTAAAGTATAAGGAGATAAGATGGCAGACGAAACTCAAAGTAGAAGTAGAACTACTATAAGTGATATTATATATTTCTACAAGCAGCAACTATCACGCTTTTATAAAATAGGTATTGGTAACAAGACTGAATTTAATACAGTCGTTACTGATAGACTATTAGATGCTACTCTTAGGAGACTAAAAGAGCTTCAAAGCAAAAGAGATACATTAATACATAATGCAAAGGTGAGTAAAAATGGCGCTAAATGATTATCATCATGTAGTATATATGTCTGTTAAGGATAAAAGTGGTAAGTTGGATGATTTTCCACTAAGACCATTTTTATATGAAGCAGAGGCGCAAGTTTATATTACTGGATATGTGGATGCTATAGTCAACCATACCAGTGAAGCTGATGAAGCTAAAGTAAGAGGCCAGTTTTCAATTCGAAATGTAGCTGGTGACATTGTTAACAATAATGAGGGTGATTCCTCAACAAATAAGGAGACAGAAAATGTCTAGAACGATCAAAGTACTATCAGGTGGTGGATTCGTAACACAAGAAACACGATCTGAAACTATGTGTGAACTGCGTGAAGAAATGGGTATATCATCCAATGCTTCAGCTGCAGTTGGTGGTGTGAATGTAAATAATTCATATCAATTACAAGAAGGGGATATCATTGCATTTGTAAACAATGATAAAACTGGTGGAACAGAACTAACTGTTGATATCAGCCTTGACAAAGAAGAGTTGTCAGTTCTATATACAGTATTGAATAGCTATGTTAAAGAAAACATAGGATCAAATCATACTGGAGTAGAATTTGAAGATGCTCTTTGTACTAAGCTTGAAAATATACTTAGTGTATACAGGCTACAGGAATCAATAGTATAATTGGTTGCCTCATCCTGAGCATGATATAAAAAGGCTCAAAATTTATATTTAACCATAGCTTCTAAGATATAGCGAGCCAAATCTACTGATAGTGTAGAATAGCATAGCTGCCTGATCTTAGACTTGAACATAACAGGTGAGATGCGAACGAACAAAGTTCATGAGGCATACTGTATAATTTGTTGCTATGGTATTCTTACCGCACTCTGGCATAAAGCTGGGAATCAACCTTAAGTAACCCTTCTTAAGCTCAGCTCCAGAGTGCATTCCTATTCCCCTACTAGTTAATATCAAGTGATTTTTGCTATCTGTTGACCACGAATTGACAGAGAGTAGGGGATTAAATTCAATAAAAACAAGGAGTTGCAGTGATATCTAAAATATATGAAAGCAATCAAATACTATTTAAATCAGGAACTCGTAAAGGTAAAACTAAATATCATATCGCTCTTGCTATACAAAAGAGAAAGATGAAACAGTTCCAGGATAAAGAATTTATTGTATTTCTTGAAAAGAAAGTCAAGGAATATGATAATAGATGGAAGAAGAAACGAAAGAACCAAAAGAAGAAAAAGAAAGGGAAAAAGTAAATGTATTATAATACTAATGATGAAGAAGGTCAGGACTTAAGGGATTCATGGACTCAAACGGCAAATCAAAATGATTTAATACTACAATTCTTTATAGATAATCCTGATCAATTATTTACACCAGATGAAATACATCATATGTGTGAAGTATGTGATAGAGATTGGCCAATAACTAGTATTCGTAGAGCGATATCTACTTTAACTAAAGCTGGTAACTTAACTAAAACAGATGAGTTACGGGAAGGTAAGTATGGGAAGAAAACACACGCATGGCAATATGCTGCGCAAATACGTAGAGATATTAATGACACAGATATTCCAGGAGAAAGGGATTACTGATTTTGAATGGAAAGAATGTCTTGGTTCTAATCAGCTATATTTTAGAATAGGGTATTATGATAAATTCTTATTGGATAATGGACTAGAGGATATATTTGAAGAGTTTGAAGATTTTGATCCAGACTGTGGAGCGATATTTTCATATTATTTAAGGGAGACAAATAAAAATGCATAAAAATGGACAGTCAGACCCACTAAAGAGTTGTGATTCATGCAGGGCAGTATGGCATAAATCAACAGTTTTAGTTGAGATGTATAAAAAAGGAGGATATAGTTATTATTATGACTTTCCTCATTATGGATTAGAAAAGAAAGAATGCCCAAATTGTGAGGAGTCAAAGTATGAGTTCAGCAACGCTTAACGCAACAAACAACTTCCTTAGCGGAATGGATAATATCGATGATATTATAGAAAGAATAGCATTAGGACCACAGGAAGAAGTCTTGAATTTAATACAAAATTTAAATTTCAGATGGAATACTGACTTTAGATGTACACCTACATTTAGATGGCAGCCTGGATTCTATAAGAAGTTAACAGAAGAGGCAGGTAAGATATCCAATGTTAATAGACAGAAGAATAAAGTATCTACATATAGGAATCAAATCAGCAATGCCAGATGGGCTATAGACCAATTCTTAACTAAGGTAGATGAGATAGATCAAAAGTTATACTTCTTGAGGAATGGCGGAATAGTATTTCAAGACAATACAGATGAAGTCAACCGTGTACTTAATGAGTATAAAGATAATATAGAGTCTACTATGTCAAGTGCAATGCAGCTATATCCACATATGAATATATCTGTATATCATGGCTTACATGTAAACGGTAGAGTACATAGAGCTCGATCTAGTACAAATCATGCAGTTTCATTTCATGTTTATATTGAAGGAGTAAATACTAATATAAATATAGGTGGAGAGACTGTTGAAGTACCAATGGGTGATTTAGATGTAATCATTTCTGTAGATCTAGTGAAGAACATTATGAATAGGATTAGAGGCACTCGTAGTATATCAGAAGGACATTCTGGTGGTGGTCATACTAATCCTTGGAATGGTGCTATATTTCATCCACAAGAACCTGAAACATTATTTCCATATATATCTCAAGAACAGTGGAATAGAGACCAGCTTGAAGTTACATTTGCTGAAGGTCAAAATACAGGTTCTAGATTTAGTAATGTATGCTTTGGTAGCTTTGATACAGACATAAGACAAGCTACTTGGCAAGGTGATATATTAGCCTTGTTTACATATCTAAATGGTTGGACAAAGAACTTCAATGTTGGAAGTACAGGTCCACTAAATAGCTATACTAAAATGTTTCATGGTATATGGCCTGAGATGCAGACAGAAGTATGGGAGTCAGCTGGCAATATGACTAATACACATAGAATGACTGATTGTAGGTATGCAAATGTATTAAATCAAGAGCAACCAGATATGGAAACATCTTATTGCGAAAGATATAATTGCGTTCTTCGCAACAGCTGTCCTTCGTATAGAGATTTATATCTACCTACAGAAGAAATAGATGATGGTGGTGAACTAGCTGATCAAGATGGTGAAACTCCATTTGGGCCAGAGTTAAATAGGTTAACAGAAGCTGAGATATTAGAAATGTATCAAGGCGTAAATACAGTAGACATAAGGAGATAAGATGAATCAAGACTTTTATATAAGTGAGAAAGACTGGAACAAAATCCAGAATTATGCTCAAGCAGCTTATGATGATAGTAAATCTGAGATAGGTGGTATGTTAGTAGCTATTGAAGATGAGGATGGTGACTGGGAATTAAAAGATCCAGTTATCTTAAAGCAACAAATAAGTGCAGGTAATTGTGTGTTAGATAAAGATGATCTAGCGCTATATTATACTAAAGTGGGAACTAAACTCAAAAAGAAAAACTTTCGCTTTGTATGGTGGCATAGTCATCACACAATGAAGGCTTTTTGGTCGGGTACAGACTTAACTGCTATTAAAGAATATTCAGATGGTGACTTTAGCTTTGCTTTAGTTGTAAATCTTGATGAAGAATATAAGTTAAGAGTGTCTGTATGGAAGCCATTTGAGGTACATGAAGATGTAGATCTTAGCATTATAACTAAGGAAAAGAAAGTTCCTCAAAGAATACAAGATGAGGTTGCTGATAAATGTTCTCGTATTATCCCTCAATATACTACCTATAATAAAGGGAAATATACTGCGGGAAAGTCGAGTCAGATGACTCTAATAGATACCAAGGATACCAAAGTTGGTGGTCCAAAGTATAGCCAAGAGTTATCTGGTGATTCTCCTGATTACATCTATGCTTATAATATGGTAGATGAGATGAATAAAAAATACTGTGATGGTAGGTTGACATATGAGGGATGGATAACTATGGCTAAAGATATTAACCACTTACTAAAGAGTACTTATAATAGTATTTATAGAATAGAGTTAGTAACAGAGCCTGTATTAGAATCTCAAGTTATGTTAGCAACACCTCATGAGTATATAGCAATTGACCTTACAGATGAAGCACAAGTTGAAGCTGAATGGGATGATTGGATAGACTATAAATCTTATAACGCATCATATGGAGTAGACTAATGATAAATACAAGATCATCAGAGTTAGTGAATAACTTAGAAGATTTTACTTTTCACATATTGGGTTGCGGGGCTATAGGTAGCTCTGCAGCCTTACAAATAGCTAGAATGGGCGCTGATCAATTCTGTCTATATGATATGGATAAAGTAGAAGAAGTAAATATAGGTGTATCTCAATATACCTTTAACGATGTAGACAAACCTAAAGTAGAAGCATTGCATAATCATCTAATAGAATTAGGTGTTTTCAAAGTGAATACATACAATGAGAGATTCTCAGAGTTTTATCCACAGGGAGAGAATGACATTGCTATACTTGGGTTTGATTCTATGTCGTCAAGATTACAAGCAGTAGAGGCATTGTTTGGTATACCAGGAGTAAAGCCATTATACATAATTGATGGCCGTATGGGAGCTGAACACTATCAACAATATGTGTTTGATAAACCTACTGTAAGTAAATACAAAAAGACCTGGTATTCAGATGAGAGTGGTAGCCCAGAGCCTTGCAATGCAAAGGCAACAAGTTATTGTTCTAATCTATCAGGTAGTATGATAGCAAATACGGTAAGGAAACTCGTTACAGGACAACCATTTAACAGGTCATTTTCGTTTAATTTCCCGACAATGTTATTGGAAAAAACAGTCATGGTGTCGTAAATTACATACGCATTTCGAAACGCAAATCCTTATTTGTAATTAAGAGGGGTGGTATATCTGCCCCTTTTTTCACCCCCTAAATAGGAGACTTAATGTCTGAAAATAAAGGAACCACAACCGTGGAAGATTACATAACGCCAGAAGATCTTGATATAGAGATTATTGAGCAAACAATGTCAGATACTATAGGTAAGTTGGCAGGAGCTTTAGCTAAAGCCCAATCAGCTATGACTATGATAGAAGGCAAAAGTACTAATCCATTCTTTAATAGTAAATATGCAAGTTTAGCTGCTGTATTAGAAGTAGCAATGCCTGCATTAAATTCTAATGAGATTGCATTAGTTCAAGGTAATAGATGGGATAACCATGATAATGGTTTTTACATCACAAGCATGTTAATGCATTCATCAGGTGAGTGGATTAAGAGTGAAATAAGAATGCCTATAGCAAAGAAAGACGCTCATGGTATTGGAGCTGCTACTACATATGGACGTAGATATCTATTGTCATCTATGGTTGGTGTAGCACAAGCAGATGATGATGGTAACGGTGCAATATCAAAAGCACCAAGAAAACAGTAAAGGAGAGATAGAAAATGGCAAGAACATTAACACTTCCTAAAAGAGGAACAGGTCAATGGACTGAAGGCTGGCATACACTTGAAATAAGCAATGCTTCATATGGTAACTGGAATGATACAAAATATATAGATGTATTATTCAAGGATTATCCTGATAACTTCAATATGCGTATATATGAAAAAATAGGTAAAGATGGTGAAGAATTTGCTATCGGTAACTTATTTCGATTTGCAAACGCAGGTATTACTGATGCATTAGAAAGTGCAGAAGGTGAAACTGTTATCAAGATGAATGATGATGCTGAAGAACTAATAGGAAAAACTATCAATGCGTATTTTTACAAAGATGGTAAGTTCTCAAGAGTTCTAGGTCAAATTGCACCTGTTCCATTTAAGAATGTTGTAGATGAGTTTACTGATAAAGATGTTGAATACTTTAAAGGTAAAGCTGAATCATTCTTTAGCAAATGGATAGAGCCAAAGTTAAAAGATGAGCCACATGAAGAGACTACCACAGAAACAAGTGATATTCCCTTCTAGGCAATAATATAAACCGGTAATAAGAGCCCACTGAAATAAAAAGAGTAAGTGGGCTTTTGTATTTAAATAAGGAGATTAAATGATAAAGGAATTTGCTTTTGGATTAGCAGAAAGGCATTATTTTCAAGATTCAGGTCAAGTATGCGATTGGATGAATATAGATAAAGATACTTATATGTCTTTATATGATTTTGATGATGGTATAAAAGACTATTTTGGAAAGAAAAATAGTTTATCTGGGTTTGATGGACTTGTATATATTCCAGATGAATTTATTTTAGATGTAGATGGTAAAGATAAGAATGATTTAGATAATGCAAGAAAGAAAACTATTGGACTATTATTATTGCTTGACGATCTTGATATACCTTACCGTTTGTACTTTAGCGGAAACAAAGGATTCCACGTTGGAATACCAGGTACTGCTTTTCGTTGGAAACCCGATAATAATTTGCATCTTAAAGTCAAAGATGCATTAAATAGTGCTGGTGTTTTTGAATATGCTGATCCATCAGTAACGGATAAAACAAGATTAATAAGGGTAACCAATACAAAGAACTTAAAAGGTAACCTATGGAAAAGATTAATACCAAAAGATACATTGAATGAAGAAGATATTAATTCAGCAATAGCGAAATTATGCTGTATGCCTGGAGATGTACCTGATTTTGAGCTTGAATGTGAGCCAGTATTTGATGTTCTAGAAAGGAATAAGAGTGAAGAAGTTAAAACTCCTGAATTTATTAGTCAAGGCAGGAATCCTGATCCAGTTAATTACCCCTGCATATCTAATATGCTTGCTAGTAACGCACAAGGTGAACGTCACGCAACTGCTTTACGTCTCTCTGCTTGGTTTCGTTGGCTCTACCCTGAGTCAGTTGTTCGTGTTGTCATGGAGCAATGGAGACAGCAAGTAGATGACCCTAAGAGTCCATTTACAGCTAAGGAAATGGAAAGTATAGTAAAAAGTGCATATGAATCCCATGGAGGTCAAGGAAATAGATATGGGTGCAAAGATACCATAATGGATAAGCATTGTTCTGAAACTTGTAAATTATATAAGTCTAAGAAAAGTCAATCAGTTATGGACTCAAGTGCTATGGAAGAAAGTCTAATAAACTTCTTGAGAAGTGATATAAATCCAATCAATCTTGGAACTATATTCCCAGGAGAAGACTTCCCTATATATCCAGGAGAGGTTGTTATAATCCAGGCTCCACCTAAATCTATGAAAACAATGTTTCTACAAAATTTAGTAAACGGTTTAAAAAGACCTACATACTTTATAGAAATGGAAATGTCACCAAGGCAAATATGGTCTAGGTTTGTTCAAATAGAGATGGGTTGGTCTGAAGATGATCTTAGAGAGCATTATCAGAAAATGAGAAATGGCATGGATAAGCGCTTTAAGTGGTTAACAGTGGACTATTCATCTCCTTATGCTAATGAGTTAGAGAAAAGAATAGCTATGTTACCAGTAAAACCTGAAATAGTTGTTGTTGATCATATGGGACTTTTCAAGTCTAAGCAAAGAGATCCTAATATGAAAACAGAAGAAGCATCTCAGGCTATGATGGAATTAGCAGTTAAGCATAATATAATAGTATTTTCGGTCTCTGAAATAACCAAAGGTGCATTTCATGAAGGTAATATGAATATAGCATCAGCTAAAGGTTCCTTTAGGACAGCATATAATACTAATAAATTGCTATCAGTTATACCATCAAAGAGTAAGTCAACAGGTCTAATAGAGCAATTAAGAGTTAGGTGTGAAGCTAACAGAGAAAGAGAACATATTGATGTTAGGCTTAATGTAATAAATAATAGAATAGTAAAGGAGAGTTATGAAGAAAGAGATATTTAATGAATTATTCTTAGATATAATGATGAAAGTAAAGAAAACACGTGATGAAGGACAGAAAGAATATGCGCATACAGAAGAAAATGTATTTGCTAATTTTGAACGTGTTGCCAATAGTCTAGACATATCTAGGGAGCAGTCATTAATGGTCTATCTTATGAAACATATGGATGGTATTAATGCATGGATTAAAGGTCATAAATCACAAAGAGAAGATGTCACTGGTAGAATTACAGATGCCATTGTATATTTATGCTTATTGTGGGGTATGTCTACAGAAGAAGCAATATCTGAACTGAACTCGGGAGAGGAAATAGATGCATTCTTTGATGAGAAAGGATTTGTTCCGTCATCAACACCTAACGGATCAGTATTCAATCCAGATACAGGAGAAGTATCCTATCAAGCAACAGGAGATGAAACAGTATGAACTCAGATGAAAGAAAAAGTGGGAATATGGATAATATAGGAGAAAGATATAAAGATAAACTCACTGAACAAAGAGACTGGATGGATGGTATAGATTCATTCAGAGATGAAACCAAGGAAAGAATGCTTGATTTACATAGTAGAATGAATGAACTGGAGTTAAGCCTTGAAGAAAGCATACAAGACATTCGGGACTATCTCGAATCCGCAAAGAAAAAGAGTTAACTTTCACTGTGAAGATTGTGGTGGCGTATGGAAAAAGCCTGTAAACTATTTCCTGCGTCACCCACATCGTGCAATTACTGCATTAGTTCCTGAGTATGAAAAGGAAATATGTAAAAGATGTGCAGTTAGAGAGTTTGGAGCTAAAAATAAACGAAGAAAGAGGTTTTTTAATGAAGAATAAAGAGCAAATAGAAAAAGTATTGTTAACTGAAAGAGAGATACTTAATGATAAAGACCATGCTATGACAGAGATAGAATGGGCTAATAATGCAGGTTGGATAGAAGCATTAGAATGGGTTTTAGGTAGAACAAAGGTTGGAGAAGATTTCATTTTCATTCCAGAGGAGGAAGTATAATGAATCAAATAAGTGAGTGCTGTGACGCTCCTTTGGTTTATCATATCTGGGAAATGGAGAATAAATCAATTGGTTATGAGCCTTGGGATTTCTGTCCAGAATGCTTAGAGTGTTGCTCTGGTTATGACCCTCAAGATAAAGATAGAATAAAACAATTAACAGAAGGAGCAAACGATGACACAATTAAGCGGGCGAATAAAAGACTTGCCAAAGACCTTGGTTTTGGACGAAAAGATAATGATGTCGATAGCCAGGATGATAGCATACGTGATGGCTTTCTCTACGGACCACAACAATGCGCCCCCTGAAATGAGTAAACAAGCTATCGAGCTGGATGCTCGTATTGTAGATAAATGGTTGTTAGATTCACCAAAAGAGTCTTAAATTAATTATAGAACAAGGAGAGAATATCAATGGACTTTGATCCAAAAGCAGAGCGTAACAAGAAACAAATGACAATTCATGGGCCTACTCAAAGGTATTATTATATCAAAATGAAACAGGCCGAGAGAATATTCAAAGAGATTGTAAAGATAAACCCAGCTAATCCAGACAGAAATAAACTTATGGAAGTATGGGACGAAGCCCAAAACTACTTAACCCCTAAGAGCTTAGGATTAAAGTATTACAAAGTAGACAAGGGCAATGAAAACTAGATCCTCAAAGAATAAAGGAAGAAGACTTCAAAATCTTGTCCGTGATGTTCTTAGGGATCTTTTTAATTCCTTTCTTGATCCAGAAGATATAAAATCACAGACAATGGGAATGCCGGGGGAAGACATAGTTCTTTCCCCTGCAGCCCAAAAGGTCATACCTTATAGCTTTGAATGTAAAAATGTAGAAAGATTAGATTTATGGGGATCATTAGAACAAGCTACTAATAACTCACAAGATAGAAAGCCTGTCCTGATAATCAAAAGAAATAGATCTAAGGTATATGCAATATTAGAACTAGATGATTTTAAGGAATTAATTAAACCAGATGAGCAATAAAACAGACTACAATTATTTTAAAGAAATGAAAGAAGATTCTTATGCAGATCTAATGAGTGATGTTAGGATGCTAGAAAGATATCTATCTCGAGTAAAACAAAAACTAAACGACTTAGAAGATAAATTAATCACCTAACATACTTGGCGGATTATCAGTCCAGCTAGATATTTCCTTACTTAAAAGCCTGAGACTTCTAGAGTATAATCCAAATCCTTTCATGGCTCTTTCAGTCATGCTATCTGATTCACCAAATAGTAAATCAATAGTTGTATTTAGATACATAGGCATCCACATCCTAAGCCAATTCTGATATATCTTATCTTCCTCCTCATCATCATACATACTTGTATTAATCGCTGCCTGTATAACATGCAGTGTTCTTAATATTAAACTCACAGATACTGACTCTAAACCCCTCCCGAGTCCAGACTGACCATACAACCCCTTTGTAAATACACCGGTCAACCTATTCAATACACCTACAAATGGAATCAAACTACTACCTGCTTGCATAGCAGATGCTAATACACGAGTATAGAAAAATCTATGCATTTTTAATTCTTGAGACCCCTTTGGATCATCACTAAGTTTCATTGTGTCCCATATAAACTTACTTTTTTCAGCAGGAGATAGGTCTTTCATGCTATCTAGCCATCCCAATATCAGTTTACCTTCACGCATAATTTGCATATAACTATAAGGCATAAACTTAAAGAATGTTTGTCCAGTACCACCTCTTAAAAACTTAGCATAAAACTCAGGAGTCATACCAAACATAGTTTTATTTACCATTATCCTAGCAGACCTTATAGCTTCAGGATGAAGATATGGAGATTTACCAGACTTAATCCATTCGTCTGGCACTTTACCTAATTTAACAGCTAATATAGCACCTGTAATTGCAGCCAAACCACGCATTCTCTCTTCAGTTCCAGAGAAGGCATATGCACCCCTGGTATCTGATGCTCTAATGAGATGATTAATCCATCCACCTTCAAGCCCCCATTTAACCCATGTATTAGCTAATGCTCTACTTATTCTTAGTTTAGTATTTTTCTCTAATGCTTTAATATCATTCTTGGATAATGTTCCCTGCCTTAATGAATGAGCAGTTTCATACATTCCATTCATAACATTTTGCATGTCATTAACTAGGCTTCCCTCATCTAGCCCCAATCTACTTTCCATAGCAACTAGCCATTTCTCATATGATTTATTGCTCATAACCTTTTGCAAGAATTGCTTTTGAGGTAAGTTGAATAGCAATAAATCCTTAACTGCAAAAAAGCCGCTATTCCATTCTATATCACCACTAACAGACCCAAGTAATGAATCTGCTATAGATGCCATTAAATCTGATACACCAGACTGTTTAATAATCTCATCTTTAATTTCAGGAGTATTTTGCTCTATCTCATGAGCTTCTACCTCTGTTGATACAGATGATTCAATCCAAACGCTTACTTGCTGCCAGCTATTACGCTGTGCAGATTGCATACCCAATAAGTTACCACTAATAATAGCCCCTGGTATCTTTAATACGGTGTAAATCCATTCAGGCGTAGCATTTAATCCAAGCTTTTTAGCAAAATCACTTACCTCTTTCTCTCCATACTCAAAAGATTTAAGGAAAAAAGGAAATGCTGCACGTGCATCTCTTCTTCCAATAGTAGCTTTTAGATGGTCTACTAAATAGTCTTTAACTTTCCCTGGAACTATAGCCAATATATCAAGCATTTTTAGTTTAAGCTCACCCTTAGCTGCATTATCAACCATATTATTAACATAGTCAACTAATACCTGAAAATCACCTCTTCTTCCATCATTTTGAAGCTCTTTGCTGGGAAGGGGAGATATAACACCAGTTCTTTGCTTTGCATGCTTTAATACATCGATAAGCTTCATTGTATTGGCAATATCATATCCACTTTTTTGTCCAGTTTTAACTAAAATCATCTCACGTATATATTGATACTGTGATAATATATCATTATACTCTTCTTCTTTTGATGTAATATCTTCTGGATCAGCTGTATTATCAGAATCGAAATCCTCTAGCTCTTCTGCAGATCTCTGTAAAGCCTCATATATTTTGTTTTCTATACGAAGTAAATTTTGGAAATCATCAGCAGAAGATCTTTTATGAGGGAAGTAATTCTCTTTCTCTCCCATATATTGATTATTATGTACTAATTTTTTATCCTTAACATACATATTACTATCTAAATCTATACCTAAAAGGTCATTTAATAAACTTTCCTTGTCATTATTACTAATTATACCTTTAGATACAAGTTCAGACAGTTTATTATTAACACCATCTACACTATTGCTTGTTCTTTGTGCGATCTCAACATAGAACTCTTTTAGTATTCTTCTTAAGTCATTCACATAGTCCCATATCTCTCGAGGCATTTGCTCTTGAGGTAATGTAGGTAGATTTCTATAGTTGTAATATGCTGAAGTTTTATAAGTAGATTTCCTTCCACCTTTTAATGTAGCAGTACCTGTACGTGAAGTGTGTGATACAGCCTCATGAAAACCTTCACTCATGAGGGTTGATGAAGTATCATTTGGATCCATATTAGCAATACCCATGCCCCTAGCAGTATTCTTAAAGTATTCCTTCCAAAACTTCCACCTTTTTGAACTCATAGAAAGAGCTCCACCATCCTTCTTTAAAGGGTATCTTTCTGGTTGATATTCATTTTTCTCACCTATCCTCTGAGATGGGACCTCAAAAGTCAACCAAATCTCTTGACCGTCATTATTATTTGCATCCTGCTTAATGGATACAACAAAAATAGGCCTATTAATACCTTCCGGTTCCATCTTCTGGATATGTAAGCCCTCACTAATGCCATGATCTAAATCATCATTAATAGCCTTAATAATTGCATCTTTATTATCCTCGAACTCCTTAGAGAATACCATTTCACCATTTTCATTTAAGATAAATACAGGAGTAGGCTTAAGCCATCTGGTTCTTTCGTCTAATATATCCGCAACAAGCTCATTAGTGTTTGCCAAGCTTTGCTCTATAGCATCACGTTCATTAAAGCCTTCACTTACATTATACATCCATGCTTTATGTATGTGTATAAAATGGCTTAGATTGCTTTGTGCGTTCTTTAACCTATCAATATATTTATTCGCTAACTGGTATTTGTTATATAGGTAGTCTTTTGTGGTTGCTATAAACTTAGTGCCTAACCCACTCTTATCGTGGTTCATCATCTCTACAATAGGATCACCCATTGTATCAGACACTTGAGACATTTTTCTCTTATTCTCTAGCTTGGATTGCTTCTTGTATAGCTTGTTTAACCTTGTGTTAATTGCTCGCAAGGTACTTAAATCTAAATCATGCAATGTTCCAAATGGAGTAAATCTATCCTCCATATAGTCCTTTAGCGCTTCAATCATTGGACCTGGATCCATTTTCATCAAATCATTTGACTTGTAATTTAAAACAGTCTCTTTAATTGTATTCTTAATAAGATCAATAGTCTTTAGCTTATCCTCATACTCTAAAACATGCTTATTTAATACTTTAATGTTTTTATCAATCTTCTTATTGGCTTGAATAATACGGGATCGTTCTCTAGGGTTAGATTTGTATTTATGCATTTTATCTAAATTTGATTGCCTTGTTTCTCTGGCACTTTTTAACGAACCATATAACCTTGTGTCGTCATTAAAATCATCACCAAGTACAGAATCAACTATATCATATAACTTCTCTTTATACGCCACAATATCAAACTGCTGTATATTACATGCACTCTTTCCCATTAACAAAGATCCTTATTTATAATGTCGACAGATGAAAAACCTGCCTCTTTTAGTCCCTCAAGGTCAGATATATCTAAATCAGAAGAGAAAAACACTGATTCCCATTTCTTACCCCAATTCTCCATTGCAATATCACTTAGTATGTCTTGGAAAGGGAGAACATTTGCAATATTTTTCTTCCCTATACCACCTATAATAACACTGGTAATAATAGCTCTCATCATTCCAGTCTTATTTTGATCACCAGTTTCATGCTTAGTTTCCAGCTCTAGTAATTTAGTATATTCACGCTCTAATAATGCAAGTAGTTTTGGATCACGTTGTATAGTGTTGTTATTGTGATTTTTTTCACCTACAATATTATAAAAGCTGGTCATAAAGCCTCTAGCAAAATTTCTAGCAGCCTCATAATCAGACTTGCTTATAACCTTTCCATAATTTTCCTTTACCCAATCCTTTAAGAAGTTTCTAGCTTTATAGGATGCAACATCAATCCTGCTTTGATCGTAATCATAAGAGCTCTCAGGAGGATTTTCTCCAAACTTATCTATCATCATCTGATAGGGTAATACAGCATGTCTCTCTTCATATGTCATGTCATTATCATTAACTTCTACGTCCATTTTTAATGTAGCGCCTGTACTTACTCTATATTCAGCTGTTTCTAGTGCTGCCTTTTTATCAGATGCGCTAGAAGACAAGAAATCATATATCTTCTTAATATTATCCATTAAGTCAACCTCAGAAAGAGACTGATATAATGCATTCTTACCTTTACGTATATTAGACATATTAAATATCTTAGTTATAGCTAGTCCTGTGTCAGGCATATGAGAAGAGCCATTTAAAACTTTATAATGCTTTTCTGTTAATAGATCAGGGTCAGATACATTGAACATCCTTTTCATTAGCCATAAATTTCCAGACTCATCTTCCATATTAAATCCCCATGACTTAGTAAGCATATTAAGTTTGGGATGGTCAACTGCAGCATTCAGGATTAAATTTAGCTCATGCTCTACTGTAGTCTTTAGATAATTTACACCATCTATAGTAGTGATTTCAGCAATACCAGACCAACCTAAATCCCTTAATGTTTTTTCATTAACCCCTGCCTTAAGTGGAGCATAATCCATTACAACCTTTTGAGTTTTCTTTTTGGGAGTTAGCTCTACTTCATTCACTCTTCCACCTTCAGTCTCAAGGAAAATAGTTATTTTCTTAATATGATGAGCTATATTATTTGTCAAATTCTTTAAATTAGTCATTCTACCTTGAGCATTATGCCCTGCAATAGTAGTAACCATATCAGACAGCATAGACATATTATCGCTTAAGGCAGCAGGTTCAGGAATATCAAATACTCCGAGATCAGCAGATGCCTGCATACTTCTTTGGAATATATTGCTAAATTGAAACTTCCATAAGGTATCTATATCATATTTGCTAGGTATTATCATTACACCTGCTTCATCAATATCAAAATCGCCTACGAGTCTTATCCCAACGTCTAAAGGGTGATGATAAATAGCATTCCCATCATCTCTCTGTGTAAACTCTACTATTCTTCTTGGAGCAATAGAGTCCAACTTCAAAATTGGAGATCTATAAGTTAAAACATGAGTAGGATTCTCCCTAAGCCATTGATTAACAAGGGCCACAGAAGGAACACCTTCTTTCATACCCATTAAATCAACTATATGATTATATATAGCCTTATTACCAGATGACAGTATAACTCCTTCAGGCATACCAGCCTCATTATCAATTTCATTATTCTCATTTACTAATTGTATCTTGTCACCAAGGTAAGGCTTTAAGAAGTAATCAGATCCAGCAGTATCTACAGTATTATTATTTCCATCACCAGAACCCCTATAACTTCTCCCTTGCATTGAGCCCCTAAGGATCTGGTTATTCAAAAGCATTCTTCTGATTGGGTATAGGCTATCAGGGTGATGTATACCATAGCCTTTTCTGGCTAATAATTTATTTCTAACATTCTCTCTTCCCTGGGACTTCTCAGAATACATATAACCAACTATAGATCGCAATAGATCAGGGTCTTCAGCAGCATCTATCCATGAGTTAATATATTTTGAAGATTCATTCTCAATCATATCATATATAATATCAGCATACTCTTTTAATGAATCTTTATCCTGCTTATTATAACCCATTAAATGTAATGCATTCAGATATTGTATAGGTCCATATACGTCCATATTTGATTGTGTTGAAGGAGCTATAATAACCCTCCTTGCACTCTCTGGTAACTCAAAAGAAGTATTAACTTTATAATCCCCATAGAAAGTTTTTGCACCATCTGTATCTGTCACCATATCTATAACCTCTCCATTGTTATATATGACAATCTCATCTTTAACTTTCTTTGTAGTAACAATTACATTATCTGGATTTCTTCTGGATTTACCTTTTTTAACAATCTCTAGGTTATTATATGCTTCTTGTTCTGAATGCTTAAATTCTACATAACTATTCATATCATCTGAAATATTCATAAGCACAGTTTTAAGCTCTCTAGGAGCGTGATCGTTACTATACTTCTGTTCAAGACCAAGAGCCATATCTGAGGTATTCTTAAGAAGCCTAGTAGAAACCATTGACAGACCATCAAGCAAGTTTGTCTTTCCAGTTAAGCCACGTAAAGTTTTAATATTATCTACCTTTTTACCATCTATATAAAAATCTACCTTGCTGGGGTCTATAATAATATGCTTAGTAGGGCCTACGCCAACTGGAACATATCCATCCGTTACAGATAACCTCATTCTGTTAAAGGTGTGTAGAGAATTGTATTTTAAATACTGGTTGCCTCTTACAGCCTTATACCATTCATGCTTTGCTACTAATGCTATTGCATTTAAATAAGGAGGGTACATCATTTGATTTGTTTTTGGATTTCTTGGAACATCTAGTATATTCTTAAGGAAATTATCTATATCCTTATCCTCCATGAATACACCATTTTTCCTTTCCTGTAATAAATATTTCTTGGTGTTATTAGTGGCTATCGTAGTAATCAGTACATGGAAATTATTGAATGACTGCCTAGCGTCAGGAGTAAGTTTCCCCCGTTTCTTCATCATCATCATTCTATCTTTAAGTTTTCTATAGTATATAGATGCATTAAATTTACTGTCTTCAAAATCCTTTATGAATCTTTCAGAGAATTTATTAGGCTGCTTTTTCATAGCTTCAATCAAACTGCTCTTGCTCAATACAGTATCAACATGCCCTTGTTGTATTTCTACTCCAAGCATATTGCCCTTATCACTTGCAGACATACCTACCAGAGCGACACCCTCATTAACAAGAAAATCAGTAAATAACTCTAAAAGCTCTAGCATTTTTATATTACCAGCATCCTCCCTTGCCCACCAGCTATTTGTCTTTCTATTATGAATAACCTTGAATATCTTGTTTAGACCAAAATAATGCGTTATATCACCTACATTCTTTCCTCTAACTTTTGTTTTAAGATTGTCTATAAAGTTCTTATTTGCTCTTAATGAGAGTTTATTCTGTGTTAGAAGATTAACTGGATTACCTTCAGAGTCAACTACAGTATGCTCCCTTTTGAAATATTTTGTCCATCGACCCTTACCAGCACCACCTGCCATATTTTGAAAGTTAGCATAAACCCAAGAAAGTTTATCTTTTAGTGGTAAGGAATTAACCTCCTGATTTACTATCCATAGCTTTTTTAATGGAGCTAAGTTATCGCCAAAATCTGCACCTTGATCTAAAGCCCAGTTCGAAAAATCTTCCCATGATAACTCTCTAGCGCTCTGGTATACTTTAGCCATCTTAGACTCATCGATCATTACACCTAAAGCCCCAAACCAAATAGCATTAAATTGGTCTGAGCCTAACCATGAGAATATTCCCTGATCAACTTCTTTTTCTGGGTTCCAATTATGGCTTCCTCCGGTCTCATCAGCATCAGTTAAGGTTTCATTATCTACTCTTGCTTTAGCCGTCCTAAAGGGGCTTGAAAGACTTGATATAGGTATACTAGAAACAATATCACCGACCAATGCAGGATCTTGTGGCACATGAGTTACGACATCGAGTACATCTTCCCCATATATACTTCTTATTGCTTCTTGTATATCAGCAACCCATTCAGGGTTCTTTCCCTTAACACTATTAATCAAATGGTATAATATAGGATTTCTAGACCCCCCTTTAGGCCCTTCCTCGGCCTGGCTAACATAATCCTTAACCCAATCCTTAAGCTCTTTAATATCTTGAGCATTAGTTAAATTGCAATTACCACGCATTAAATTATATCCTCTCTACAATTCTTTTTCTTTTCATTTAGCTCATTACTCATATCTTCTGATATTATTTTAGACCCTTCAGAATTATCTGCTAAAGGATCGTCAATCTGATTAATAATCTGATCAGCTTCAGTCTTTTCCAAAGATTCACCAGCATCTAATGCATCATTAGATGTATAATCAGTGATGCTCTGTGGTTGAATATCTTCTAGAACAATTTTCTCAAGGACACTTGCCTCTTGTATAGCAGCGTCTAGAAATTTCTCTCGACCAGAATAAGGTATAAATCTATTATAATCTATTATATCTTTATACCTACTATAATTTAATTTTGCTTCAAATGGCTTTTCAAAATGAGATAATTCAACCTCTTGAACTTCGCCCTTAGAATCAATATATTTATGCCTTATAGTTTTTCTTTCATCTTTGCCATCATATTCCGTGAAGAAATCAACTAATATGCCTTCTTCACCAGTTTTAACTTCTCTCTCATCCTCAATCTTTCCACCTTCCCCAATATCATATTCTAATTTATATGTACCTACAATATAACCTGTCTCATTAACAATCTCATACGATATAATTTTATTTCCCTGTACATCTGTATCGCCTTCAATTATTCTTCTTTTTATATTTTTTACTTTAAAGCCTGGTCCTGGGATAATCCATGTATGGGTATTGTCGGATCCCTTATTGCTATCAAAGTCATAAGCTAACACTGCATTAGGGAAGTTTTCTAACATCCATGCATCACCCTCTTCTATAGTCATTGAGCTAACCATATCTAAATCATGTACTAAGTTCCCTGCTTTTCTATATACTGTCCCCTGTGTTGCATAAGCTATAGAGCCTGTTAGAAATAACTTAGCATTAGTAATTAGCTTTTCATATACCCACATTGCTGTAGGATTCTCATTGAAGGCTTTTTGAAAATTGACCCTATCATAGCCTTCTCGCTTTGTAAGGCGAACAAAATCTTTCCCAGCCATAGTGTTAGACACTACATCTTCTACTACCTCATTAAGTTTTTTCCAATTAGATTCACCTACCATCTGCTTGACTGTTTTAACCTGGCCCTTAATCCACTTAATTACCTTATTCCATCTAGATTTATCTTTATCACCCTTTATACCAAGTGTCTCTATAAATGCTTTCCCAAATTTAGCCTTCAATAACTCATAAAAGATTTTCTTTGCAACCTTCCTCTGACCCTTAAATCCTCTTTTGTCTTCAGGGAGCTTCTGTAGCTCAGCTTTAAAGTACTCTGTCTCTTTAACTATTTTAAGAACCTTATAAAAATTATCTGAATAAGCTAGCATTTCACTTAAATAAGCAGCTGTGGATTCAGTAATGCCTTCTAAGCTATTGGGGTCAACAGCAGCCATCTTACCGGGAAGGTTAATAAATGCCTCTATAGTCTCAGAAGACTTGTTGATTGTTATGCCAAATTGCTTAAAGAACGTCTGTATTGGTTCAAATATCTTTGATTCAACGTCTGTTAATTCATTATCTGGAATTTCCTCAGAGGGATCAACTAGAGTAGGTTCATTGTATGCATCCATTAGTTGAGCGAGAGTTTGGTCACCACCTTCTTCTTTAGTTGTTAATATCTCATTAATGTCTGACAACAAATCACCAATTTCTGGGTCTGACTCTAGAATATTCATAAACTTAACTTGACTGCCAACAATTTCCTTTAATCTGCTTCGGAGGCCTTTTATACGCCCTATGTCATCCTTAGGGCCACCATCTTTAGCGAATTTTTTAATAGCTTTATGTATGTCTCTTACTTCTGAGATTTCACTAGAAAGATCATCAGCTTTCTTGTCGGACTTCTTGGTACCTTTGGGCTTATCTTTTATAGATGTTTCCTGCTTTTCGGTTATAATCGGAGTACCAGATGGTGCTTTTGAGGGCCCTGAAGTACCCTTAACGGACGTAATTATCTGCTGTATAGCCTTAGCCTTATCTTGAGGTTTTCCCGTCTTTAAAAGCGATTCTACGTCTAAACCTATAGATTTGGCAGCCTTGTTGATCTCAGTATTACTCTTCTTTAATAATGCTTTAGTTATACCTTGTACGCCACCTTTAGATTTGAGTGTATTTTTAACTGTATTAATAATAGGATTTGCCACAGGGGAAACGTCTTGCTTCTTTGTATTATCCTTGGATTGATTTTTCTTTCTGCCCTGGTAAGCTTGTGCACGGCTTTGTTGTTGCTCATCTTGATCCATATGCGCTTGAGCTTGTGCAGACTCTTTACGCTGATTTGTATTCAATTGCCTATCAGACTCTCTTAATTTAGACTCTATTTTAACCTCAGCTGACTTTAGATCCTTGTTAAGCTGAGCCTCTAATTGGGCCATCTTAGCGTCACTAGCTTTTGCGTCTAACGCTTTAATATTATCTATATTGTCTACGATATTTGAAATCTTCTCAATGGTTTTTGGACTAGACACTCCTAATTTCCTAGCTCTCTTTAGGAGATCTTCCTTCATAGATATTTTTATTTTTCTCCCAATCCATGATTTAACCTCTGTAATCGCATCTGCATCCTCAAGCCCAGCCTCTTTAAATAAATCCTCAATAAGTTTTCCGGAAGGATCTTTTTTGATATAATGTTTATAGGCTTGAGTTAACATCTCTCCAATATTACCACCTTTGCTCTTTCCATAGGTAAGCAGAATTTTTCCAATTACCCCAAGTTCCCCATGCTTTCTTGCATCATATTGCTTATGTAATATCCCTGCAAAGTTTTTACCCTTACCGCCTTCACTCATACTGCCAAAAGCACCTTGCTGCCTTAATAACAACTTAAATCCTAATGCGTCATTGTTGATGATGCTTTCTGGTCCTTCATATTCAAAGCTTCCATTGGCACTATTATTTATTAACGCACTAATTGCAGATGCCTCTTTTTTACTTCCAACATTAATCACATCACCGTCAGGAGTAACTATAGTATCATTCTTAGGTTTAAAAGCCCTATAGGTTGAGCCTATGCTTGCTGATGCTAATTTAGGTCCACCAAAGCCTATGAATGCACTACCAAAAGAGTTCCATGTTTCTGGGTCGTTCCATATATCCTTCCATGTACCTGTTTGGCTTAAACCATCCATAATGCTTTTAAGGTATGACTCGCCATCTACCAGACTCTCACTAGTAGCTTCATGTAGTATTTTTTGAGATGCATACTGAAGGGATTCTACAACGCCTTCCATCGCTTGCTCCATAATAAATGCAGCACCTTTAGCACCCTTACTTCCGCGTCCAGCAAACTTGCGAACAAAACCTTTAGTAAACTCCCTTAACATAGATTTATCTTTACGCATATAACTTAATACGGAGTTTAACTGTAAGGGTTCTAAAACAGCCCCAGATACAACTGAATATGCAAACATTCCATTCTGTGCAAGTGAGGCAATATCCTCATAGGAATATCCTTCGCTCATTAAATCGTTTACAATCTCTTTATGATAACTTCCACCTTCCATAGCCATCATCATAGGCATGCTAAGATAATTACTAGCTACAAAAGCTGCATCTCCAGCCCAATTAGCACCAGTGCTTATGGCCTGTAAGCTTTTAGCCTTGCTGAGCCCGCTGACCAATGAAGTAGTTTTAAGAGCTGCACCACCCAATTTAAAGGCAACCCCTGGTGTCATTGCAGCAGCTAAAGAAGGACCTATTTCAGCAACTGTCTTAAACGTCATATTCCAAGGATCATCCCAATAATTTTGCCATGTTAAATTACCATGCTCATCTTCACTCATTAAAGGATTTGCTTGAGCCCAATTAGCATAGGCTCTTAAGTTGGGATCGTTTCTCATTACTTCTGCGGTCTCAATCTCTACCCTATCCATGAAATCTTGAGTTTGTATCATTGCATCTTGATATGCGCTATACTTATCTGTTTCGAGTTCAGATACATGCTTTTCAATATTCGCCAACGACTCTTTAGAGATCAGGCTTACATTAGAAGGTATGCCTTCTCTTTCACGAAAGGTTCTTTTAGCCTCCTCAGTAGGACTATAAATATTTTTTTCTGTATAAAAAGAGGAAGGAGCTTTTCCTTTGTATCCAAACAATTCATGCTTTCTAAAGAAGTTCTCAATTTTTTCTGCACTAAACATGGGGGTTTCTGCAGTCAAAGTAGGGTCTTCATACCTTAGATGATTCCATTCCATCATCATCTGACTTTCAACTAATTGCTCTCTTGATCCTTCAAGGCTTTCAAATTGCCATCTTTTAAGTGCTTCATTTGCTGTAAGTAAATATTCTGGAGGACCATGAAGGATAGCCTCTTTCCATTTATTGACACTCCACCTAACGTCATCCATAAGAGATGGATCATAGTTTTCGTTAGGATCTGGAGCTTTATAATCTGGGGCATAAGGCCAATTAGGGTTATTGTTAGCGCTTATTAATACTTTTTTTGTTCCATCAGGATCAATAGCATATCTATCTTTTATTATCTCATCATCAGTCCAATACTCATCATATAGACCAGGATGTGCATTACGCATAAGATCACCAAATTCTGGATCTGTATATTGATTCATTCCCTACCCTTTTATCTTTGAAACATTAAATTGCCACTGCCGTAGATAGGACCGTTAGAGGGACCGTATACAAACTCTTCCATATGTGCTTCAGCATCATTCAGGAAGGTATTCGTGCTTAAATAAGTTCCTATAATCCTTGGAATCAATTCAGCAGCTGTAATATTAGTTTGTCTCTCAAGCAAAGAGTCTTTAAATATTGCCCAGCCCTCTGTAGTTAATTTCTCCATATCAAAATACTTATGCCCATTATTTCCTTCCCTAAAGAAATCCATTACATCTTTATCGGTAATATCTCTAACTGATTTATTTGATGAGCTTGCAAGTATTCTTTTAAACTTACTTGCCTTTTCGGCTGGAGACATAGCATTCCAATCTGAAATCGTAACATCTGCAACTGTAGTTCCGCTAGAATCTACCCTGGTTATCATTGTCTTTAACGTAGAGTTTTCTAATATCTTACCAATATTATCATTAACAGTATTTCTTTGATCCCTAATATTTTCTAAGCCTTCAAATTTTTGGTCCGATCTTAAAGGTGTTAAGAAAGGCAATATTGACACGTCAGGATCTGTAGCGGTTTTCTTAACATATAGGAATTGATTAATCTCATCCAATCTAGTCTCATATGCCTGATTCATTATCGCAAATTGTCTAACAGGCTCACTTTTCAGGCCATCCTCATAAGAGTCTTTAGCGCTATCATAATCACCCCATTCAGCATATCTATTAGATGCTGCAAAGTCAGGGTTACCTGTTTGCAATTTAAAGCTCTCGGTAAGTTGACCATCCTCATCTATCTCACCTTTCTCTAATTGCTCGTCAAACATAGCTAAAGATTGGATTATATTCTTAGAAAGATTTTTCTTATTGGTTGCGATATCAGCAGCTACACGATTCTTATAATTTATATCAAGCTCTGCCTTCATAACGAAATCTTCAAACATATCAAGAGACTTTAATGCTAGAGTCCCTTCATGCTTTAAGAGATGACTCCATGCGTTTTGTAAGTGTACATCCTGAGAGTACCATTCTTGAAAGTCTTCATCATCTGGGTGAAAAGGGTCCAATTTAAATGTTGTAGGGTCTTTATCGTAATTCCTTATTCTGCTCTGCACTTCAATTAAATTGAGAATATCTTGATCTTTTTTAACAAAGTTCTCGTATAATGCATCATCGGTATGCCCTCTTGCCCCAACCATAACCGTATTTAATTCTGATCGTACATCCTCAAGGTCACTAGACTCCCATTCCCCACTTTTTAAAAGCTTATCTAATGCTTCTTCAGTTTCTACTCCCTTTGCTTTGAGATTAGTAGTCCACTTCCAATTATTCTCACTATCTACTAAGTGATCATGAAGATTAATAATGTTAAATCTTTGTTCTTCAGAGAGTCCGTCATCCTGATTTAACTTCTTTAGCATTAATTGGGCTTGACCAAATTCCTCTTCAGTATTGAATTTACTTGCATTCATAACAACTTCTTGGACGTTAGAATATAACTGTTGAGACTCTCTAGTTTTAGCGTTCTGAACAGACTTCATTAAATCATCAAGAGCCGATATAGCTGATCCAAGCCCAGAATCATAATTTTTATTTCTAGCCATTTAAGCCCCCTGTTGTATCATAGTCATAATATCATATTGCTCCGCTAACCATGAATCATATGCATTGGCGAAGTTCATAACTGAATCTGATTGCGTTTTTAAATACCCTCCACCTAATGAATCTGTCATGGCTTTATGAGTAGATACTGCTGGATTAATAAGGTTCATATATTCCGACCCTAATTGTGAAGTATCTCCGGTCCAATTCTCAAGCGCACTATATCCTCCATCATCAAGAGTATCCCATGCATTAGCCTCTTGAGGAACTCCATACTTTCTATCTAGGCTACCCTCTGCTATTTTATTCTTAGCTGAAGTATAAGCCCTTACCTGATTGGCAGCTGCTATCTTGGATTCTGTCTCTGCAACAGCCTTTGTTAATGGAGTACTCCTTTGTCCTGGGAATCCATACAACCCCTCATCAGCATATGCTTTATTTATCTGTAATAGTGCTTCATTTACAGCTCTTTGTTGTGAGAATGTATTTAATTTCTTTTCTGTTTGAGACTGCAACATAAGGTTATCCCTCTCCCTTTGGCTCTTACCATCCAGATACTCAAGATTATTAAGTAATCCCTTTCTTAGATGGTTACTTTTCAATTCATGCAGTTGTTGTTGAGTCCCCCACTCACTCCAGTCTTGACTAGTTTCAGACTGCCATTCGCTAAACTGAGCGCTTTCTATAAATGGAGTAAATGCTCCTATATTTTCACTTACCCACTGACCTTGATTAAAATTATCTGATTCATTATCCGACGGTGTATGCGAAAGGAAAGGGTCTGCTGACCCAAATGCAAATTCTTCAAATCCACCACCTAAAACAGTGTCAGAGTAGGCATTTCCACCTGTTCCCATTAGGTTCCAATTTTCCCACATTTGCTCTTCAGTCCACCCTGATTCTCCTAAACCTGCCAGTAGAGCTTGAGTATCTTCTTGATATAAAGTACCATCTGAATCAGTATAGGTGCCACTGACAATGGGTATGTTTGACCAACTTCCTACATCCCAATCAGTATTTCCCATAGTTTCACTAGCCCAACCAGCATCCTGGCCAAGAACTTGTTCCCACCAATTTAATTCTTGACTATCCATTACTATCCTCCTGTACTCGGGTTAAGGGACCATGTAAACTCTTCTTCTTCAAAACTATCCCAATTAGTGTCAGGATCATCAAGAACATAAGTGCTCCCCTGATATTCCCCTAGAGAAAACTCTAGATCGTTAAACCAATCCTGTGTCATTCCAAAGGCTGTATCTTCAAAGTCTGAAATAAACGAGTCAATCTGTCCTTGACTGGTAATGCCTGCTGACCCTACAGCAAAATCATAATTATCACTCAATGTGTTCTGTTGACTCTCATAGCCTGCTAATAAATCTTCTAGCTGAGTCATATAATTTGTTGATGTTGAATATGATTGAGCACCTATACCCATTAATTCATTTTTTAAATTCTCTGAGGTAAGCTCATAATTCCTTCTCGCTCTTGAATTAGTTGCAAAACCTGTATTGCCAGCTCTTCGGGTTAATTGATTTAAGCCCGGAGCTCCCGTTCTATGCAAGTTTCGTTTTTCGGTCTCAAAAGAAGCAAGCGCATTAGCTTTATCAGTTAACAATATGTCTTCATTCTCAAGATACATATCATCTAAATTTTGTGCATCAAATGCAAAGTCAGTATTTATATCCGTCATCTGCTGAATATAATTTTGGTATGTGCTAGAAATTCCAGTAGCAGCCTGAAAAGCAGCATTAGAATAAGAGTTTGGCTCACCTAGCCCACCAGATCCGCCTGCCCAGGGAGCTGTTGACATATATAAGTCAATCACCGACCCGACCCCCTCTTCAAATTGTTGATAGCCTGAAGAATCAAATCCTCCTGTCCCCCATGTCTGTTGCCATTCATTGAATGTCAGTCCAGTTTGGTCAGTATTCTGCAATCCATACTCAAATAAATCCTCCAGAAAGCTATCACTTTGTTCTGTAACCCCTCCCTCACCTGATGAATACCAAGATCCAGGTGGTTCTGTAGGGTCCCACATATCACCCCATGAACCTCCAGATATACCGCCTAATAATTGCGATTGAAGCCAATCTACATCAGTGTATAATGCGGAAGAACCTCCAGTGGTAGTATCATCAAAATAGCCACCTTGAGTAAGGTCAATATTCTCAAGACCTGAAAAGTCTATACTAAAATCAAATGGGTTATTGTATTCGGGCATTCTTTATCCTTAAGTAATAGGGTTGCCTAAATCAACCACAGTAGTGTAATTATCTGGGCTCCCCACAAAGCTTCCAACACCGTATCCTTTAGCCGAACTGGTAATGGTCTGAGTTATAGTATCAAATATAATTTGCTCATAAGTCCCATAGTCATCAATTTGGTCTTGAAAATCTGTTATCCAACTCTCTGCCTCTCGTGCTTTAGCGTCACCCCTTTCCTCTTGTACATTCTCCCATGAAGGATCATAAAGCTTTGAAAACTTTCTTTGGTAGTCGCTGATATCAAAGTCAAAGTCTCTCAACTGATTTGCAGCTTTCTGAATCTGCGGTTTATATTCATCAGCGATATTTTCTAATTGTTGCTTATCATGATATTCCTCTGCACCTTCTTCTATCTCTTGAAGCCCTGCATATGTTCCAAGCGCTATAGCTAAGCTAGATCCACCTGTGATAGGGGCCAATATAACCCCGGCACCAATAGCTAAGATTGCCTGGCCTGCTTCCCACCACCAATCCTGCTCATTCTTTAAAGCATCTGTTTCAGCATCGTCTTGCTCCTTCTTTAAGTCTGATCCAGCCCGCCACAGTGCAGCGTATTCATCCTCTAATTCATCTTTTGCATCTTTTAATTCTCTTGTTGCAGCAGCATATTGAGCGCCAATAATCGCTCTTGCTTTTGATTTACCTGATCTGTTACTTTGATAAGTTGCCATTTTTACTCCTAGAAATCCTTGTAATATAATTGTTTATTGACATATTTTCCAACACTTAACTTGTTACATCCCATTTAAACACTAATGTAGTATTGGTGTCATACGGTTGTGCTGCAGGAGTCCAAGCAAATGCATATATTCTACCCTTTGCTAGGGGTATAGGAAACTCCCCTGTAGTTGGTGATGTTAAATCAAATTCTGTATAAGTATCATCAGCAATACTTAGGCCTGATAGATCTTTTCTAAATACTACTGAGCCTGGGACCTCTGTACCATCTTGAGATTCCACTACAATAAATCTCATAGTTCCAGATCCAGTGCCTTGAGCTGCTTCACTCCTCCATGCAAATTTTTCTAGTGTGCCACTAAAAGGTGCTATCATAGAAATATATTCATTATTGTTTGAGGTTGAGGTTCTCTCAATTACATAGCCTGCAATAGGAAGATAAACCTCGGATGTTGAAGAGCTATAGAAATTACAAATCTTAGTTTCATAATGATATTTACCAATCCCAACTATATCTGTACCAGTATCATCTGTAAACGCAAGTTCGTTAGGGGTATCATTCTTAACCCAAACTTGGCCATATCCAGCAGTGTCTCCATCTGCAGCTGCTTGTTCTGTTATATTCACGCTACTGTCAACCTTGAGAAGTCCATCTGGAATAATGGTAATGTCTGCCGATGTCCCCGCCTGATCATTTGTCTCTATTGACGTTGCACCATTTGCCCCACATGATATGCTAAACTTATCAACTGTTGAGGCTCCTATATTCTCATATAGAGTAAGATGAGTGGCACTATGATGCCCTGTCACATTACCTACCATTGTTCCATCTATCGCAAATTGAACCCCATATGTATCATTTCCATCTGCTGCGTCAAGCGACAGTATATTTGGTGAGTCTACTGTTAAAGCTCCAGTAGAAGTTATTGTATCTCCTTCTATACTTAAATCTCCTGCAACAGTAGTTATAGAATCAGTACCAGCGCCAATCTTAGCATCAATTTCATCTTCTGCACTCCCATCTATAAGCATAAGTCCAGTAACCATTTCACCATCATGAGATGCGACGGAAAGCTTTAAGCCTCCACCCTCCTCTGTATTAGTGTGAGTCTGAACATATCCTTCAATCTTTGCAAATTGTATATTGTCTTGGTTTGCATCATCTCCATAAAAGGAGATAATACCACAAGTGTCATTAGCTGCACCAGCAGAGCCTTTATCCCTATTGAATTGAAGCTCTCCAGACCCATCTTTAGACTGTAAGGTCAATTTTTGACCAGACTCTGAAAACTTTGCATAATAACCATTAGCTATTGCTCCAGCACCATGAGAAGGTGCAAGTGCTGCTCCATAAACATATAAATCGGTACCTGCTGCCACCTGACCTATACTCCATCCATCAGTAGGAGATGCTGCCATTAATCCGATATGAGTATCTGAATATGAAGATTGCAATGTCATATTAGTTTTCGCATCAGCATGATTATGAATATTAGTCCCAAGTATTTGAACGGCTGCCTCATCCGATGTTCTTGATACCTGAAAACTTCCATTCTTTAATGATAGCTGGTTATTTATAGAGCCTAGAGCACTAAAGTATAATTCAATATTCCCAGTTCCTGCAAGTTTAGGGTCAGGCAGCATTCTAACAGTTCTTTCATCAGTATCATATACTGTACTTTGACCAAGATGCATATCTTGAAGTGCTCGTAAGTTGCCAGATATACTAAAATAATCACTTACATTACGACTATCTCTTACTTGTTTAGTTTTATGAGCCTCACTTAATGCAGAGTCTCTGAAATTTGTTTCGTAAACAGTTCCTGTCCAGTCTCGAGCAAGTCTTTCTGATATTATATACCATTCCGCACCATACTTCACATATAATTTCATGCCAGCTTTATTTACACAAAGCAACATATCCCCATCAGCGCCTTCTCTTTTGTTGGGAGGAGTTCTTACAATTCTAAGCTTATAGGCCTTACTGTGCTCTAATCTTCTTTCATTTCTTGAAAATGGCATTATCGATCTAGCTCCCTATAATATATAGTAATATCATTTAACTCAAATCCAACTAGCTCTTTAGTAGAGTTGATTTTAAGGCGAACAGTCTTGATTCCTTGCTCTCCCTTATAATCTATTTTAACAGGAGCATGAGATGGTTCAAAGAAGAAGTCAACAGTTCTCCATGCTTTAAGATGATTACTCTCGCCTACTGTTCCACTGTGATAATTTCCATCAGGCTTTAATAATGTATGGTAATCAGGAGCCCCATTAAAAGCCCCCCACAGATCAAATACGCCAGAACATTTAAAGGTCAGGCTTACTTTATATAATGCTTTATTAGTATGAGGAGAATCGCCTAAATAATAGTCTGGGGTTTCAATTACCAGATCTGTTGTCCCAGCTATAGGATTTATACCAGAATCCTCATTGTTAACAAACTCTCTCACATTGAGCTTTTGAGTAACCCATCCATTTACTGCAAGCATTGAAGTGCCGGAACCAGATCCCTTAAGCCTAATTGGAGAGGTATGTAAATATGCATAAGAACTATTCGCCTCAGTCAAAGAGAAATTATCAAAAGTTGTAGTCATGGCAGCACCATCACTAAAATGTATTATAATCTTAGTATGATTAGCGGTATAAGCAAAATAAGCCCTTTCACCTGTAAGCGTTGCATTTGCTGTATATTCCTTATATGAGCTTGATTGCAATGAATATGAATCATTACTAAAGCCGACAGACAATGTTCCTGCGGTACGACTTGCAATAGTTACATCATATCTAAGGCAGTATACATTCCCAACAACAAGAGGGACACCATCCCAGTTAACCTCATCTAATGTAGCATATTTGACTCCAGAAGGACTTGCGGTAACGGCTGCATTCAATGTGCCTGCCCCAATACTATAAGTATCTATAGAATTTGAAGGATCATTTACCCATTGCCCTGAACCTGTAAAAAGCCTGTTAATATCAGCATCGATTCTCTCTGCATTCTCTGCAGCCTCCCCACCGTAAGGGATTAGGGTTAATGAAGAGCCTGTTTCAAATCCAAGAGTATGCTTTAATTGTGTTCCATCAGCCCCTTCAGAAGCAGAAGTTGCAATGTCAATAGTGGTTGTTTTTGCACCAGCATCATAAGCTATAGTTTTAATTACACATTTATTATAGGTAGTATTATAATTATCTGGAGCTTGAAACTGTATAATATCCCCAACATTAAGGCCTAGAGCGGGTAAATTCATATCGTTATCAATCCCATGCAATGAAGAGATTAGCTCAATATCTGAATTTGCTGTTTCTTCTGGGGCAACTATGTAAGCTGAACCTGTACTATCTGCAGTAGAACCACTTACATCAGCCCCTGGATTAGATAGTATTACTTGAGTACCCCCAGCATTAACTACCATCCTAAAACTTCTAATTGTTAATTTCCCAACAGATAGCCATGGCTGCCCAGCAGCAGAATCAGCTATATCTCCTAAGCTAGTTGCTAAAGCTTGACCTACCTCAAACCCAGAATCATTGTTGCTTGTAATGTATGTATCTAAGTAATTGAAAGAATCCTGACCATTAATTCCAACAGAATACCTAACATTCTCCTCAAATGCATCAGCTATTCCATCAGAATCTGAGTCTCCAAACCCTACACCAGACGAAAACCTATTTGGGTTAATTGAGAATGTACGCCCAACAGCAGGTATTCCAGCACCCACTGAATCAAAAGACCCGGCAGCAGCACTGCTCGTAAAAGTTATAGTTGCAGTATAATCTGGATAGTATGTTCTAAGATTACTCCATGCTGCTTGCATTGCAGCTGATTGATATCCTTTTTGTGCCCCTAGCCAAGTCATACAGCTATATGTTTCAGGATCACTATCAGAAACCCATTCTGGAATAATAACATTGACTACATTAAACTTAAGGCCGTTTGATAACGCTGTATCTAGTGAGCCAAGCCCAGAACCACTAAAGGTATATATGCCTTCTGAATTAAAGTGATTAGACCAGTCGCCAGGGATCCAAACAGAAAATATGCCTCCATCAGCCATACTCGTACCCGAGGATGAAGTTGCTTCCCCTTTAAATGCTACAGGTGGTATAGTAATAGTAGCATTTCTATTTGTAGATTCGCTTACAATTGTAGTCCCACCTGTGGTGTAAAGTTGCCCAAGAGTATTTGGAAAGTCTGTCACTATATTGTGATATTTAGAAGTCAAGGAATGCTGCTCGGAAACTGAAGCCTCAATAGAGGTATTGCCAAATTCTGCATGATTCCAATCATACATAGGGACTAAAATGTCATCTTGGCCTGCTCCTGACCTTTGCACCCTCATATATGGGTGACCGTCAAAAGGACTTTCTCCACTACCCTCAGCGGGCTCACTCGCACCAGTAAGCCACCCTCTAGGATTTGCTTGATTTGGTTGCAAATTAAAAAAGTGCCATAAAGAATCAGCATCAAAGTCCGTGGAATCATTAGGACCCCATTTTAAATTAACATATTCATATGAAAAAGTAGCATTAGTGTTTCTTGCTTTCTCTATAGTGCAGCTTTTTTTAGTTTGAGATATAACGTTTACGCTAGTGCTATTGGCATTATAATATGCAGGTGTTTGAAAACCAGTACCACTTCTCCATGCTAAATTTTCCCCATTAGCTGTTGCATAGAAATTATTGATATTATTAATATTATGAGAAGGCTGGATGATATTCATAGTGCCATCACCAAGACTGATATTAAAATCATTAGTTCCTATAAAAGAGGTGATATTGCTATTTAATACATCTAAAAATAATGAATCTTGAGTCGCAGCATTATGTTGAAAGGGTGAACATAATGGCAAATATTTAGACTGAATTTTAATATCTTTAATAAATATATTTGAGACATCGGCATAGTATGTTGTGTAGAATATCAAGCATCCCGTTCCGTTTGGTGTTATATCTACAGTATATTCAGCGTAACTTGTAGTTATCGCAAATGCGTCAGCCGTCTGATTGCCAAATTGAATATAGCAATTAGCACTACTTGCTCCTGCTGTAGCTATTCCTGAGGAGCCTTTTGCCGTAAAGGTTATAGTATAAGCAACAGTATTTAAAAGGATTTGACTATCCCTATAATAGGATCCTCGTTCTGCTGTTTGAGTGTCTTCTGTACCTAAATAGATCCCAATTTTATCCCCTGCACTGCCTGAACTTGGAGTTGAAAACCAAACAAAACCTAGACCGCTGCCAGAATTAGAGGCGGTTGGGCTCTTAAATTGACTCCCATTCAAAGGAACGCTATTTGTTGTATTGCTTGGATACCAGTTCCCAAAAGGATGCTCAAAATCAGAATTATAAGAATCTTTAATTACATTATTCCCTTTAACATCAAACCATAATTGACAATAATTAGTGGATGTTGTAATTTCACCAGATCCAGTACCTGATAAATTTCCAATAAGCCAGCTTGGGTCAGTACCAGGAGAACCATCTTGTATTTGTGATATTGTAATATTCTCGTTCACTACCTCTTGCTGTGTTGCATACATACAAGTATCATCATAATTGGTTATGATATTTGATTTAGGTAGAGATGTAACCCTATTAGTGCCTCTTGTCCATGAATTAGTCTGAAAGTCATATACATAAATATTTCCTTCTGCTCCATTAACAGCAGGATCTTCAAATACAATTAATTGCTTCATTTCAGGTAAATATCCAATCATGCCAGAATTGCCCATAAATACAGCCCAACCCTCGGGCATATCAGGATCCATTCCTTGACCTGATCGTGGTCTATTTGGATCTAATAAACCATCAATTAAGTTAGTAATAACACCTTCTTTATTAAGTAAATAGCAACCATTTTTATTAGCCCAAGCAAGACCGTATTCTGTATCGCAATACTGATAAGGGTGATCAATACCCATATACCTATGCTCTGCTTCAATAATGTCATCAGGACCTGATACTGTAACTATAAAAATTGACTCTGTCTTAAATTGTACTAGCCTATCTCCAAATGAGGCCAATGCAACAATATGGTCTCCATCATTCCTCGCAGCATCTAATATACTAAATTCATCAAATATATCATGCTTTCCTACTGGACTAGAAATCATTCTATCAGCATTTATAGGACCATCTATTATTGCAGGTTGCCTTAATGTGGAAGCTGGAGCAACTGATTGAATTGTATTCCTGTTAAATTTACATTGCCAAACATTTCCAATAAAAGCTCTCCTGTTTACAATTACAGCAGTTTTATACCTAGCGGATTCATATTCACTATCTGCAAGCTGTCCTGGATTTTCCATGCTATATGTAGCAGTTGGCAGAGCTCGAACTTTCAATGCATTAATATATGCTATACCTGGGCTTAACTTTGTGAAATCTTGCTCTGTTCCTTCAAGAGTTGTTGCTTTAGCTGTATCTGTATTACCTCTACCCCAAAAACAATTCATTACAAATAATGGTTCAGCATAATCTCCATCAGCATCAGCACACCACCATATCTTACACCCGACAATTCTAGGGTCAAAGGTAGAGCTATTGGCTCCTGCTGCAACATCTGTTCCTCCAGTGTGGACTTTCAATGTAAATGTTAATGAATGATTGTCATGAACTAAGCTACTAGTATCTAATGCATCTGGAATAACAGTTATAGGTGACTCCTGGTCTTCTACCGCTAATCCAAATCCACTTGCATAAGTAAAGCTTATACCAAATTTCAATCCACTATCCCTTTGCCATTGACCATCACCATTTGTATCTACTGTCGCAACCTGAAGTGAAATATTACCAGCTGCTGTAGGATTCTTGGATGCAGATAAGGTTGAGTTCCACTCTATATTTTGAGCGGTATTAGAAGTGGTTGAGTGTATAGTAGGGGGATAGCAGAACTGATCACTCGCTTTCCAGTCAGGAGAAATAACCGCCTCAGTATCAGAATCCAAACCAGAAAACCATGTCCTGCTAATATATCCATATTTCTTTGGGAGATTATTTGTATTGGTAAAGTTTGAATCGCAAACTCTTAATGCTCCTTCTGTATAGTAAAAATTAGGCTTTACAGAGTTCTTATCAGTACCTAATGTAATTTCAGAAAGATTTAACTGAGAGTCATAAATAGCGATCTGATTAAGGTCAGAAATAGCAAGAAGTTTAGTTTCAACATTTGCATTACTCGAGACATTATAGTCTGAATTAAATGCAAATAGACCATAGCCTGGCTCAAGATTACCATTAAGGACATCACTTAGGGTATTGTGAGTTTTGTCATATCCCATTTGCCTGACTTTTCCTTGGATATCACAAACTACATTAGTTGCGTTAGCTAATCCTTCCTCAGGGATATCCCTATTGTCAACAGCACTAATTAAGCCTTTTTCAAACTTATCTTTTATTTTTCTTTTTATCTTGCCCACGCTGGTGCTTCCCTTTTTTCTTTATATAAGAATATAATTCCTTCCCAAGAGATTCATATCGTTCTTCAATCTCCTTATAGTTATTAGGGTCTATATTTTTTTTCATTAGAACTTTTTCATTATAGCTGCTTTAATAACCCCTTCAACTGTATCATATAGAGCATTCATCATCTTTTCTTCAGTTTCCTCTGATATGAATGGAATATCAATATTTTTATTTAATGCTGTTACAATCTCTTCCTGTAACTCTGCCCCAAATACTTCATTTACTAGATCTTCTTTTACGCTATCAAACATGCCCATTTTACTTCTCCTTTTTCATTAACTTAACTATTATATCAACTAAAGACGAATACGACTTAGTGATCCCTCTTTGCTCAACCTGCATTTTCTTCTGCTGATCGATTAATTTTATTACTATACCTTCTAATCTGCTAAACCTATTCGATATATCCTTAGTTAGATCATCTTGTATATACTTATTTTGCTTCCATATGAAGAAGCCAAAAGCACAGGCTACAGCTACAGGTATCCCGAATTTTTCTATTATCTCGAATACATTCATTATTTACCATCCAGTACTTCTCCCCATAATGTTGTTTTTCCATTGATAATCTCAACTACTTCGACCTTAAAGTCTCCATCATCAAAGAAATCAATAACTGCAAAAGCGTGATTCCAATTAGTCAGCCTACCGCTTAGCCAATCTTCATCTTCTTCTATGTCTTTTAAGCATCCTAAACTCCATGCGCTGATAGTACCTCCAGCATGAGTTTTTGTATGCCTCTGTAAGTCATGAGTATGTCCGTACATTATATTCTCACTATAAACATCTAAATGCTTATATGAGTGATATTTAGATACGAACTTACCATGGGTAAAGTTTAACTTACCTATCTTTAGAGTCTTCTTCCTATTATAAGGATGAAACTCATATCCTCTCTCTTCTAACTTAAGAGCATTCTCAGTCGTATATTGCTCTAAGTATGGATACCTAAACACAAACTTATCAAGCCATACTTCATGGTTACCTTGAACAAAATGTCTTTCTTTACACTTTGCTTTATCTAAGGATCTATCTATTTGATCCATTCCCTTATTAACATCGTTAATATCCTGCTCTAACAATGGTATTAAGTCTTCCATCGGTTTAGCAAATCTACCTTTCCAGTAGTGTGTGCTAAAATGTTGCCACTCCCCAGTGTCGCCTAAATCAACGTAGATATCAGGCTTAATAATCTCAATAGCTTTGCATACTATCTTGATTGCTCTTTTGTCCTCTAAAGGGAAGTGCTTGTCTGGGGTTACTATTGCCCGTTTAACGGCACTTTTTTTCCTTCTAGGCATATTCTCTCCTATTTAGTTATTTCCTTGATTTTAAGTAGTAAATATACAATATTTATTATAATCAATACAACCCCTAACATCTCTGGTACTATTTCCCATATACTTAATAATAGTGTACCAGTACTGCTGCCAATTGTTTTTAATGAATCATTCATTATACTTCATCCTCTGTCCACTCGCTAGTTGCAAGAGTTGTTAATATCTCATTATGTGAAAATGATGTTATACCCTCAAATCCTTCAGGAGTATCACCATCCCACTTTAAAATCGCTTTTGTACCATCTACAGACTTTCTAAGTGTATTAACACTTGTCTGAATGGCTTTTGTTACTAAATCTTCTAATTGCTCATCTGTATAATCAGCAAGGGTTATTATTGCCCATTTTCTACTTGAATAACTCAAGGTGTGTCCTCCTCTATGTCTCCTGATACCATATTAGTCATTAAACCTGCATTGCCTTGAACTTCTTGCAATTTTATATCTGATATTGTAAGTGTTCCTGATGTACCCTGCCACCTAAATCCAAAATCATCTGTAGTAGCGATTCCATAATGAGTATGAGTACCAACAGAAGTATCTAATATAGTACCTGCATTAAACATATTTACCCCAACCCACTTTAATTGGACACCATTAGGGTTACTTCCAATAGTCCACTCAGCCTTATATATTTTCCCTATAGTTACCCCTGAAATATTTTGTGCAAGTAAGTTAGTGTATGAACCTGATGTAAATGACCAAGAATTAGTACCTGTATCTGACCATCCTGCTCCTAAGCTAAAGTCATCCTCAGCAACTAAATTGCTTCCCAATGTAGCATTTGTTTGGTCTGCAATTAATGGGTACTCATCTAAAGTTCCATCTCCCATTCTCCAATAGCCTTGCAAGTTAGAAGAATTATCATAATCGCCTGAATCAGAACTAAGTGATATAGGTGTACCACTATTGTAAATAGAAGTTATAGCATCTGCATCTAAGGCAGTATTCCAAATAGCAACCTCATCCATATTGCCATTGAAATAATAGACACCATTTCCTCTTCTCCCAAGCTCAAGATTTACTGTATCATTGTCAATAGTAGTGACGTTATGGTCACCTGATTCAGCTGATAATTCGCCATTAACATAGATAGCAGACTTTTCGGTTGAAGTGTTGAAGATAGCTACAATATGATTCCAATTTCCATCACATACATTATGACCTGTACTTTTTACCTGCTTGCCACTACCACTATTATAAAATGTGAACCAAGCCTTGCCTGTGGTTTTCTCTGTAGCAAGCCAAAAGTTTCTATTAGTGTTGTCATCTTTAGCTACTAAATATTGAATAGCACTTGTATCTGAAGATTTCATCCACAAACTTATAGAAATTGCTCCTGTTATTTGGGCGGATGAATCATTTCCACAATACAGATAATCATTAGTACCATCAAAGTTTAGACTTTTATTATTACTAAATAATGAACGAGGTTTCCTCTTTATGGCTTTTTTACTAATCGTTGTACCGAGACCTAATCTCATTTCTTACTCGTCCCTATGGTAATCTATATCTATAGCAATACTATTAGAGTCTCTTGTCACTATAGTCAAGATGTTTGAATTGCTTGTAAATATAGCTTTAGAAGAAAGCCCTGAATCTGCATTACAAGCATCTTTTACTATATCCATAAATGATGACACAGCCATATTTGATGAGGCATTAAGAGCCTTCTCTGAGCCATCAAGAGTAATATAGAAATAATCATCGGCTAATACATTACTTATTGAAGTAAAGTCTATAGCAGTGCTATGTGTACCATCCCCAAGAGTTGAGGTATTAATTGATATTTCATTAACCTTAATCATACTTCAACCCAAAATAATGTCATTAAATGTTCATCATCAGTATTTTGCATAGATTGTGTACTTGAAGAACACGCATGATAAGCAACAACAAGTTTTGCTCCAGTATCTTGATCGTCTAAAGTAAATTCTGGACTTCGAGTCCATATAACAGCATTGTTTGACACACTGCTAGTTTCAGAGTATATAAAATTTTTGCCGCTAGCTTGAGATAAAACAGCATTATTATTTCCATCTGAAAGACTATTTTCTGAGAATATATTATAATCTGATGCTAAATCAAGACCATCTGCAGCTCCAGTTTTACTGCTTCCTGTAGAACCAAATCTATTAAATCTTCCTGATGTAGTCGTATTAGCTATATTAGTCCAGCTATAACCTGAAATATCCGAAATAGTATCATTCCCTACTGTATTTGCACTAGCATATTGCCATGTATTACCTTCTTCTTCCATTCGAAAGTTCTGATCTAATGTAGTACCATTATTTGAGGCTATTTGAACCGCACCAATACAAACATCATTATTAAATGTAGGGCTAGCTGTAGCCTCAACTGCAATATATATTCTTCCTCTTCCTGCACTAGAAGGCATTGGGGTAACATATACACTGAAATTAGTAGTATCATCTGCATTTACTGTAGTAGTAATTAGACTCATATCGCTCATCCAAAGACCAGCGTTAGTAGTCAGTTTTGATGTAACAGGGACGGAACGTATTTTCTTTCTCTTTTTAAGAGCCTTTTTACTTAGGTTTGCACCTACACCTAGCCTCATTGATTATCCTTTATAGCAAATAGCTACTGGGCTAGTTCCAGCTACCGTAACCTTATCCCATCTTCCAAAAATAGTAACGCCTACATCAATAGAAGTTGCAGCTACATCTGGAAAATTAGGATCTCCCTTATCTCCTTCTAATGCCACAGTGATATCGGTAGCACCCCCACTTAGTATAGTAACAGCAATATATGTTACTGATGGATCTATAGTTCCAGTATTTCCTGTAATAACTTTATATCCTGCTTGTCCTAATCCTGCGTTTTGTGCTTCTTGTACTGTATATTTCTGTAATGACATGTTTACCTCCTGCCCTAAGCAATGTCAATGCGTGAATGGGCTTGTTTGTTGTTATCGTATTGCGTTTAGTCCAGGTGAAATATTCCTAGAACCACTAATCTTGCTACTATTATCTTGCTCTACCATTTTATGAAATTGAGCCATAAAGTAGTCTCTTTGCTTAAAATCTTTTTGGTCCTCTGCCATTCTTGCTTTAACATAATAAACTAATGCTAGTCCTTGATAGGAATTAACTGGTATAATGCTTTCTTCATCATCTAATGCATCTATATCATAATATGAAACCACATTTGTTTCTGCATACACTCCATCAACTGCCTTAGCACGTGTTTTAGTTTTAGTTGTAATTGCGGTATAACTACCATGTGAAGAACTGGCCACTTCATGTATACCACTAAACTTCTCAGAGTTACGTACAAGAAATTTTTTACCAGCAGTATATGTACTGGTTAAATCACCGTGAGCTGATGCTGTTTGAAATTTCAATACACCATTGTCATCTAATTCTGAATATAATGTATGCTTATTTGATGTTATATACTCCCATCCACCTTCATAGGTATACTCAACTTGCAGTCCATTTGTTACTGCTGCTAAGGGGCTTTTCCATACGCCTCCGCCAACTGGAAGATCCACTGAAGTACCTGCATTATAAAGACCATCTACATTTCCTGTATGATCCTTTTGAACAATAGCAATTTTATTGCCCCTTACGTAATAAGCATATTCTTTAGCACTTGCCATTAGTTATTATCCGCATCTGGAACAAGAGGCTTACCTACCATTCTAGGAATGCTTCTATATTCATCTTTAGTGTTTAAATGGTTCTTGACCCTAACATCTATAATTTTCACCATATCTCTAGGGAGATGATAGTATCTTTGATTTAAGGCTAAATCTATATTCTCTTCATTCACATTAACCTCAGAGATTCTATTTAACTCTTTCAATCCATCTTTTAAATATGCTAATATTAGACCTGTCCTAGTATCTCCAACTCTTTCCATTAATTCCTGAACCTTCATTCAGATCTCCTTTCCTGAGCCTGCTCTCTTTGCTTATCCTGCCTGGACTGCATTTCAGCCTCAGTTCTAAAATAATCATTATATGATCCAGCTATCCAATCATATCTCTGTATATAGTCTTTCATCCTAGCCTGTATTCTTTGAGTCTTTACTTCAGCAGTAGCTTGATAAGCACTCAAGTATTGCTGTATTTTAGTCATTTGAGCATTAGCAAGATCTATATCTTCCTGTCTCTGTATCATATCTCCAGCAACCTGAAACCATCTTGTAACATCTAAATTTTGAGAGTCAAAGTCATAATCAACTGCACTCCAACTATTTACATTAAACTTAGTTAAATCTTGTGTACTTGTTGATTCAGCTTCTGCAAAACTATCATCACCATCATGATCTATCATAATATTAGGTATAGTATCTACATCTGATACTAATGCTGTAAATGCACTAATTAATACTTGCATAGCTGCATACTTAATAACTAGATGAACCTTATCGTCTGGAAAAAACTGTATATCACTATCAGTTCTAACCAAAACTGTTAAATCATTTGCAACAGGGCTATTATTAACATAATATACCTGATATTTATTTCCAGTAGAATCATCAGTTATCGGGAATATTTTTATATTTCCCATTTCATCAAGTGTATATGCAGGACTATACTTAGATGCATAATATAAACTACTAGCATCTGTAATCCTTGATTGAAGTCCTATAGGAACAGTTCTGCATTCTCTCCAGTCTCCATTGGTCCCAGACTCTCTTTGAACTGATATTAAATTAGTAGAAGTTAATTGAGGAGAGAGATTTAATTCTTCTATAGTCACATCATCTATCAAAAATTCATCGCTATCAGATGGACTAGCAATATATATTCTTGCATTTCCATTATTAGTAGTAGCTATAATATCAGCTTGATATGTATGAAGATTACCCTCATTATATGCTAATAAACCTGTCCCGCTACCGTTAGTTATATTAGTAGGAATTACGGCTGTTCCACCTAGTTCAAATGTAATTGGCCCAGCATCAGCTGCAGCACCGAAACTTCTCATTTTTGCTGTCATTCTATATAAAGATCCAACAGTCCAAGGAGTACCACCTGTTGGGTATATATTAGTGGCTGGTAATTCTACCCCTTCATAAGTTCCATTTCCTCCAGGATCAACTTTTAAAGAATTACCTGTCCTATCAGCATGAGTTGCTGTTATTGGTTTTAAACTAACATTATCTATTAAAACAGTAACATCTGTATTTGTATTAGCTATAATCCCAAGCCTTTCACAATTGGAATCATATGTAAATTCTATTTCTTCCCCATAAACCCAGCCACTAGTAACCGCAGTATATCTATTGTAATCTTGAACTGCACCACCATCAGTCATAGTACCAATATCAAGCCCTGAACCTGCTCCAGAATAACTAGTAATATTTATATCATATGTTAACCTAAATTGCCCTGAAGATCCATCTAAACCAGAAGCATCTCCTTCTAGCCATGCTGTCTGTTTATTAGCTCCATCAGCATCTGAATTTAAAGTTAAAACTCCATCAGTTGTTTCATCATAAGAATCCCAAGCATGATATGACCCAGTACCATTCGTCCAATTGCTCGCTCCTCCAAAGGTTCTGTCATTTGCAGCTGTTATTTTTTCTGTATCAGCAGCATCAGAAGACTCATATACAACCCAATTATGAACTTCTTGTGAAAAGTCGCTATTTTGAATATATGTGCCTGCAGCAACCTTCTCTGTCCCAGATATACCAGATTCCCACTTTCTAGTAAAAGCAGTTCTGTCGCCAGGCCTTAAAGCTAGCCACTTATTAGTAACCTCTAATACTCCATCTACTAAAAACTGATCTAAATCAGTATTTATTGGAGTTGTAGCACCACCTAATGTAATACCCGTTAATGCTTTTACTTGTGTTTCGAAATCTGCCATACTATTCCTTTAATAAAACCTTCCCCCCCTCCTGGGGAGAGAATATCCCAAGGTGAGAGGGGGTCGGTCTATTTGTTTTACGCCTCAGCGGCCCATATACCAGTTGAAGCAGTAACATACCAATCAGTACCATCTGAAACTAAGGTAACAGCGTCACCTTTAATTGCAGTTCCTTTAGTATTAATTAGGTCTTTATTAGCAACTCCACCTAAGTCAACAACAGAACCAGCAAGGGTAATAGTACCCCAGATAGAATCTGTTGCTTGAGGTGAAAGAGTAATAATATTGTTACCATCAGCACCCGTGTTTACAAATGTAAACTTGAGTCCTGCTTCACAAGCTGGCAGAGTAATTACTAAAGCATCAGTAGCTATAGTAAAAACCTTACCACTATCTCCGGCACTTAAGGTAGAGGAGGCTGTTATTGACTGAACATAATTTTCATTCCATCCAGCCTTTGCACCTAACTTAGCCATCAGTTACCTCCTTAAGCTCTAGTTGCTGTGCCAGATACGAAGACAGCAGCAGTTGATGCAATATAATTTGCATACCAGTGCGTTCCATCACATATCAAACTAACGCTATCACCAGCTAGTTTAGTGCCATCAAACAGCAAGCTATCATTATCTACATCAGAAAGATGCACAACACCCGCATCATTACCTGCACCTATGATAAACTCAGTAGCAGCATCAGTAAAGATTTCCATGTCTTTTGTAGCTTCACTATTACTGCTAATATCAAGAGTCATAGATACTTCAAACCCTTTACTCTTAGCAGCAGAAGGCAGCCTAAATGTAGCAGTAGTAGTGGAAATATCTACAAAGTATTTATTCCCAGCATCTGCTGCAGTAAGTACAACTGTTTCACCACCAGAGATTGCTGTACCATCAGCTCCAGCCTTAATAGATACTACACTTCCTGTTGAATTATCAACAGCATTGTCGAACTTGTTTTGTCCATACATTGGATTAGCCATAATCAGACCTCCTAAGCTGTCCAGATAGCGTGGCATTCAGGCATTGACCATTCCATACCAGCTTCTGTTAGTATCATATCAACTCGACGGTCAATACCAGAGTTTTCGAGTGTTTGCACACCTACGTAAACTGAAGTATCTCTGTTGATACCGTTGCCCACTAGTGGACGATATTTTGCGTAATTCATGTTGATTCCCAACATCTTAACAGGAGTACCATCTAAGTGAATATTACGTGCAACATTCATATCACCATAAGGTGTTGAGAATGTAGTAATATCTACACCAAGTACTTTTTTCTTGCCAGACATAGCAAAATCTGCACGCATATTAGCAGAGATTTCAAGATTGTTCTTGAAGTATCCACCTAATTTATGCATCCAGTTAAATACTTCTGTATTAACAAAGAAAACAGTTCCAGTACTGTTATTGTAGCGTGGATCAAGGTATGAAGACATATCATCTAAGAAATCATCTGCAGTCTTAGTAGCAGTATTCAAAGAGAATTTATTACCGTTATTAGTAATAAAGTCTACAGCACCTTCAGTGTATTGTACACCATCACCATCAACATATTGAGATCCAAATAACAAAGATTGCTCAATGTCATATTTGTGCTCAATAAGTTTTTCACGCCAGATACGAGACCATTCGTTTGATTCATACTTTAGAGAAGTTGCACGAGCAGTGTTAGTCATTGCCATTGCAGTTTTCCAAATTTGAGTCAAACCATAGCCAGTAGCATAAGGTTGGTCTTTCCATGTTTCAGGATAACCAGTTCCTTCACCAAAGGCAGTTCCAACAACGAAAGAGCGAGCTCCTTCTAATGTGCCAGAAATGCTTTGATTGTATGCAGTAACTAAAGGCTCATCACTAGCCCAGCCAGCAAGATAATTAGAACCGCCACCGGCTTTTACTAATTTAGTAACCTTGCCAACTATGAGTGAGGCCTCTCTGCCGTCTACAGTTGCATCATCTGCGCTTTCTACTTTAATTACCATGTAATCAGTTACAGAACCACCGCCATCAGTAGATGACATAGGAATCTTAACTAATTGGCCTTCAAAGAAGAAGCTGGGTCGTGTGCCAGCAGCACCAACCGCGATAGCATTGTTAGCTTGTCCATATACATTTTGGATATTACCTGATGATTCATAATCAGTTCCCATGTATACTTTGATAGTATCACCAAGCGACATAGCGTCTGGAGCACCACCATCATTAAATGCAACTAAATCAGCATCACCTGCGACACCACCATCATTAGAAGCACTTGAGTTATCTAACCATCCTGTTACGTATGCGTATCGTTTATGCCATGATCCTCTTTTTTCTGTATACTTAAAAGCGGGATCATCTGTTGGGCTTTTAGCTACCTTACTTGCGAATCGAAAAAATGGGTCTTGAGAGAGTGACAACTCAGAGACACGGTCACCGAAATTAAACTTTCTACGAAGTTTTCCAGTATCTAAATCCGGACCGTAACGTTCGTTTGCGTAATTGGTAGTATCTGCGACACCACCTAAACCAACGTCGCTCTGAATGTTCCCTATCGCACCATTACTGAATATATCAGCCATGTTTTATACCTCCTAGGTATTAAGGGTTATCTTTGACTAATTGCCAAAGAGATCATTCATATCCAGCCCTGAGCCCATTACGTCATCAAATATTTCATCATCTGCTGACTTTTCAGCTCGGGGGCTATTAACACCGCTTACACTTGTAGGGATATCACGAACATTTTTCATTTGTTCCATCATATCCGTACGTACATTCTTGGCCACTTGAGAGTTAGTCTGATCTCTATTCATTGTGTCATAAAGATCATCTAGTGATGGTTTACGATTCTTAAGATTATCCATGAAATCAGAAAACTGTTCCTTGGTCAATCCTTTACGCTTAATGAAAGCTGCCATTTCAGCAACTCTTTGTTGCTTATCAGCAGCAATTTGGCGCTTTTTATCTTCGTTAGCCAATACTGTACCCATCTTTTGCTGTACAGCTCTATCGACATAAGTAGAAAATACTTTTCCAGAATCAGAATTGGGGTTATCCAAAGCTTCTTGCTGGTCATAGATGAAATCTTCATCTAATCCAAGTTGTTCCTTCACTGTCTTAGCAGGCTCACCACCATTCTCAAAGTAACCACGAACATGGTTTACAAGTCCACGGTCTTTTTTCATTGCATCTAGAATGGGTACAAACGGTTTGATCTCTTTCATTTCATCCCGCATCCTAACAGCCTCTCTGCTAGAATCCTTATACCTTTTCTCCCAATCAACTGTCTGAGCTTCGTTAGATTGTTGCAGGTTGTCCATTTCTGGGGCTGCTTCTTGTTGAAGTGTTGCCTCGTTTGTATGATTGTCGTCAAGAACGATGCCATTGACGTCTTTATCCAGATCGTTAAAGAACGAGTCTACAGAGGCCTTTCCAGGGTTATCTGTGTTATCTGGTGTATTCATTTCTATACTCTCCTATATAATTTATGATTTTTGTGTTGTTTTTTGCAAGTCTTTTTCTTTTTTGTTTTGCAAATCATTTATTACCTTGTTTAAATTGGTTTTGAATTTCTCTTGTTCCGCATCAGAAACAACCTTCTCGGTTGCTCTTAATAACTTGTGTTGAGCTTGAGTTTCAAGTGCTTCTTTCTCAATCCCTACTTGAGCTTTTTGCTTAGATTTATTAACTTCTATCTCAGCCTTCATAACCTTATCTTTAATACCAGCCTGTACAACCTGCCTTTGTAGCGTCTCAATTGTACCATTGGCATTCTTTATCTCTTCTTCCATAGATTGCATCTTTCTTTGCATTTGAGCTAACATGCTCTTTCTTTGTACAATCTTCTCTTTATTCTTGATATCAGTCTCGGCTAATACTGCAACATCATCTACCACGCCTAATTGCATTAACTGCTTTAACTCTTCTAAGTATGCCCATCGATTAACTGGTAATGTTGATCCCTGAACAATCCTTATATCAAACTTAGCAGTTGCATAATCGTTCCATTTGCCAACAGCCTCTCCCATATCATTATAGACTGGGATATTAATCTCTACATCCTTTTCACCATTGACTTCTTCAGGTTGAACGACTCTAAAGACTTTATGCGCTGTATATACTGATTGAGTAAATTCTTTTACAACTTCACCAACTTGTTTTAATGCTGGTTCAACCGCATTTTTAAGCCATTGCTTGACTCTTCGAGTACCATACTCATCCATAGCAAGCATACCTCTGTATGTTTCATGCTGAGAGGAAGTATCTCCTTGCATAGCACCATATATACCAGCTAGATATTCCATATCTTGTTTACCCTCATTAACAATGCCAAAGAAAGCATTAGATAATGGAGCTGGTTGAACAGGCGTTGGAGGCACTGCTCCAGGTCTAATTGGAAGTAAGGCACCAGGAGAACTTGCATACTGCTCCCAATGATCTGTATCAATAGATCCTTCTTCATGCATCCATCTTAATGATGAACCTAATGATGCATTATGAACCATTAACTGATGAGCTTTGTTTAACTCTCTCTGTTTCCCAATTAAAGGAGATACTGCAGAGATAGGAAATGGTGTACCTGTCCATTTAAAATGTATAGGAACTATAGGGTACTGTGTTATGTTGTGAGGCAATTTACTTGAATATAATGTCTTATCACCAACAACACAAGTTAATTTAATTCTGCTTCTATTAAATGGAATCTGATCTACTAACATACTTGCAAATGTAGGATCTTTCATTAAGATTTTCATTTCTGCCTTTGTTACGATCTTATTCTCAATTCTAGAGACCTCAGCTTGCAGGTTACTCATATACTCATTCTGAGCTGATGCTAATTGTTGTTGCATCATTTCCACAGCTTTTTGTTTTTCAAGTTCATATCTTTCTGGAAGCATCTGACCTTGCTGAACTGCAGCTTGCATTTGGGTATCTTGTTCTAAAAGCTGAACCTCTAATTCGGCTTGTAATTCTTTCATTTTTACAGCAACTTGCTGTTTTATTTTTTGAATTTCTTCCTGAGATGGAGGAACTTTAAAGAAAATATTTACATAAGGGACCTGAACCTTTTCATATAGCTCAAAGAGTTCTAATAGTCTATCATCCTCTCCCTTACCAGGATCAACACTTTCTGACCCGCTAATATCTTTGTAAGAAAAATCTTTTTGATCTCCACCACGAGACTTCTCACTATATACAAATTCCGTTTCTTGATCGCTATTAGCTGCGTTAATCTTTCTAATATGATCTGGATATAATTGCTTCAAGTGGCTAGCTGGCAATAATTTTCTTACCATAACAAATGCAGCATCTCTAAATAGTAAATCCCTAGACTTAGGATCCACATAAACATCAAATGGCTCTGGTTGTTTAATTACAACATCACCCATTCCATTATCAGAATCAGGATCAACGGTAACCATTAGATACCCTATAGACTTAGTAATTGCATCATTAACAGCGTTGCCATATATAGTGCTTCCATCAGAAAGATTCCAAACATAATCTGCCATATCTGAAAAAACTGCAGCTACATCTGTATCATCCCCAGTAACACCTATTGCTTGCCATCTAGGGCTTTTTGCAGTAGCGTAAAAATTTAACATCTCTACAACAGGCATAATCCTATTGATTGTAAATGTAGGCATTCCCTGCTCTTCAAGGGAAATTCTTTCATTGTCAGAAAGCTGATTATCATTTGAAAAATCAAAACCTTTTTGGTTAATGTACTCCCACTGAGTCCTACTTCTAGTATTAACCCTATTAAAGATTTTCCTTATTCTTTCGGCCTCTTTATCTATTCTTGGCATTTTCTTCTTCTTTCTTTTTAGCCGCTTCTCTTTCTTTAGCTTCTTTAGAAGTGCTAGGGTCTAAATCATTTAATCCAAATATACTTGCCATACTATTTCCTTATCTCAAAGTGAGGAAAATCATCAAATTTATTATCCATTACCTGGAAGTCTTGGTCCCAATCTCCACCCCAGCGAAGGTTAATACCCATCCCACGAGCCACCCCAAGCACAAACCCAGCAAAAAGAGTTTGGCGCTCTCTGTCATCCCAGTCGACGGGGTAAGGTGTAACATCAACAGCGTTAGAAGGCATAGCATTATGGCGACCATCAGGGAAACGAACTTTGCTCTTCCCTTCGTCAGCCAATTTGTTTTGCCTTTCTTCACCTCGGTGTCCTTCCAATACTGAGCAATCAACATATTTAATTACTTCATTAAATACATCTTGCAGGTCTTTATTACATGTCGCAAGTCTTTCGCGACTACTTTTACCAAATTTCGGCATATCTTCTCCTAAGCTGTAATCCAATTTCGTGCTTTAGGTTTATGCTTATACCAATCCCCTCGTTTGTTCTTCTTCATAGACTTGGGTGGATGAGCATATTTACATGCATAAGCTAAAGCGTCTATAGTATCATCATGACCCATTCTTGGGCCAAAAGTAATTATTTCTTGCTGCAAATCGTACTGATCTTTCTTAAGGTGGACTCCACCAATTGCAAACCTTTGTGCAAGTATTTCTTGAATCCTATCCCTTTTAGACATCCTATTTCCAGGCTTCTCTGCTGTATATTTAACAGTAAAGTTATTACGTCTCCGCATTTCCGCGTTAATAGCTTGGAAAACCGGTTTTGACATAGTAGTGTCTTCAATACAGAATAAACTTGGTTCATATATTTTATTATAGTCGAAGATATAATCGACAATCCCTTTTTTATCTTCACCTGGTATACCAAGTACAGGTAACGAGCGCTTGCGTAAATAATCAACAACATAGCAATTATTATCGCTATCCACAGCCACAGCCAGTAAAACGCTAAAATCAGAATCCCTACGAGCACTATCTGTAGCAGGATCAACACCCACAAATAAATTAACAGGCCTTTCGTCCCCTTCTGCCGTTTTGATATAGCTAACACCCGTGTCTTCATCTTTGTAAAAAGATCCATCCCAATATTTAATATGATTTCTATTAAAGATAGAATCTTCCTCATTTTGAACCTCCATCATATATTCCTGATAGAACTTTTGAGGTTGACCACTGTCTGAATAAAACTTTTTCTTTCTCTCCATTTCCTTGTGACCAAACCATCCTGGCCATAAAGGGGTTCCATCTTGCTGTAAAGCCTTGTAAGTTATCACTTTCCAAGAATAATCCTTGCCTTGTGCTTGAGCCTTGAGATGCCCATTAAGTATATTTGTAGTAAACGCATCGAAGTGCACAGGCGTACCATTAATACGAAGCCTCCCATCGAGAGGTTCCAAAGCAGGGAAGACCACCGCTGTAACAAGATTTGCGATTTTAGACCTAGACTCAGGCGTAACGGTATTATTTTCGTCCTCAAAATCGTCGAGGATAATAAGATCGTATCTTTTATGCAGTTTAGCCCCGCCACGTATACCTGAAAGGTTTGACTTCGAGATAAGTTTGCTGCCATTTTTAAGTTCAATATCATCTTCTGTCCATTTTCTCCCTTTTAAATCACCGAAATAATAACGTATTTTATCATTATACTCCAAATGATATTTTACATAATCTAAATTTGGCACAGATATCTTAGAAGACGCAGCAACCCATCCATAAAATAATGGATCTTGTGTAAAAACAAAATCATGCACGATATTGCACTTTGTAAGAACTGTTTTGCCGTGACCACGTGGTAATATTACTCCTAACTGCCTATGATCTTTATTCATCAAGGCATCTGCTACCTCATAATGGAAGAAAGGAGTTTCACTCCTCATAAAATCATCGGGAAGAAATAACTTACCAAATGCTATTAAGTCTTTTTCAGCCAAGCGAAGCTGATCTTCCATTTCAGAAACATTATTTAAATTTATATTAGACATTATGGCCTTTTTAAATATGATTCCCTTTTGCGTTGCGTCTCTGCACCTTCAAGTAACATCTTTCCATTTCTTGCAGAATCCTTCAATGCGCCAGTATTCTGAGCAAATAAAGTATTCCAAATAGTTGCATTTGGATCATCTGGAACATCTGGCTTATAAGATAATACCAATGCGTTTTTTAAATCAGTCTCTGGCCTATCTATTTTTAAAAATGCATCATAACTTAAACTGCCAATCTTTGCATTCTTAGTACTTTGCACCTTTTGTCTTTCTAGGAAAAATTTAAATGCATCTAAGTCAGCCTGCCGTTTTCTTTCACCTGAAAGACGTAGATATGGTATAGGCTCATCAGTTCTGCCTACAGGATCCCAATTTGGCAAATCCTTCTCAATAAACTCATTAATCATGCTATCCTCTATGCTCTGAGATATAGCTCTTTCTTTCTTAGCATTTTCAATAATACTCATTAGTCCTCCAATTCGGGCCGTTCTGCCGCCTCTATTTGACCTGGAGTAAATCCTTGAAATAATGCTCCAGTTACTTGTGTTACCTTGGTACTATTCTTATCCTCAAGGTCCATAATATCAGCCAGTTTAAAAAGGGCTTTAAGTCTAGTATCATCCTTCTCGGACGAGAGAATCACCTCCTTGATGTTCTTAAGTACAAAAGTTTCATCTAGATTAAGCTCTTCCATAACTGGCTTTAATTCTTCTTTCATAGCTGTCCTTATTCTCTCTGTTTTAATAAGTTGACCTGCTTTTACCTTAGCATAGCCAGGATTGTTAGTCGGAAATGCTTTTATATATGCATCTACAAGAGGAAATCCTTTAGCCAACAATGTAGCAAATACAATCTCATTTTTATTCAAACGCTCTCTATCGAGCAAAATATCATCAGACTTCTTATTGCCGCCCAATGAATAAATATTAATTCTTCTGGATGTATCCATCTTAGTGGATTCTTTAACAAGAAAGGTCCCAGTGCATGTTCCAATATACTCTACAGCCCTATTCTTACCTTTAGGCTTTTGCATTGTACCTCTTCTTAGAACCTGAATAATACATCCATCATCAGCCTTCACCCATTCACCAACCTTGCCTAGCCTCCAGTCTGACTGAACAATCAAGCCATTAGGCAAGGTATCCTCCTCCTCATAAACTCTATGCTTACATCTATTTACTGTATGGGTCCGCATTATTACCATTTTTCACTTTAGGTGCAGACTGATTAAAATAAGTTTGACATGCTATTGCACCTTCTGCACTACTAGCAGACCGTAAGCATGCAGAAAGACTTTCATAACTTAATTCAGCATTATTTTTTGGATCCTTTGGCATCTTTTGCTCCTTTCTTCTTTGGTTCTTTTTTATTTTGTTCTGATAAAGTTTTCTCAATTCTTAAGATATATTGATATAATTCACTAAATGCTTCTCTAGATTTAGCTAATTCACCATACACATCTTCTCTTAATTTATCAATCTCTCTACTTAAAGAGTGACCATCTAAACTTGGCATACCTATTTCCCCTTTTCTGCTTTAACTTTCGCAACCATCCTCTTTAAGGCTAATCTATAGCCTAATTCGCTTTTGCCTTTATCTTCATTAACCTTTTTTGTAAGCTTCTTTATTTGGCTTCTCATATCTTTCATGCTATTCACCTTCTTTGTATTTAGTGGGTTGATAAAAATAATGAACTGTATCGGTTTCCTCACCTTGCACTTGTGTGCCTTGCGGCATATTTAAATTTTTTGCAGTTTCTTTATTAATAGTATGCTTCTCATCTGCCCGATGAGGTTTACCTGAATATGGTCATGTATGATAGCCTTTTTTCATCTATTTAGAATTTTGACCTTTTACAACAGCCATTCTGCTTCTATAATATGTTCTTGCAGAATCTGTTAGGTATTCACCAGCTAAACTATCTAGTAGGTTAAATGCTGCATTTTTATCTTCAACAAACCTTACTATATTTAAAACGCTTAAATCTTTTGTTGCATTATAAAGAGGTTTCAATGGCGGGTTATCAATCATCTTATTCCTGTTGACAATATTTAATGCAGCTTCTGATGCAGCATCATCATACCAACCCCCTGTTTCCTTCCCTGTAGGATAAGTCAAGCTTTCCTTGGTGTTTAAATTGGCCCTAGCATACCTTCCAGCCACTGGGTTTAATTCATATTCACCTGTATATTCACCTGTACTATCCCTCTTCTCTTTAGTACCCCAGCCAGTTTTCAGAATATTGTATCTATCTTCAGGATATCTACCTGATTGATCATCTGTAGCAAATTTAGGGGCGATTTTACCATCAGCAGGGTCTCCAATCTCTTTTCCTAAAATCTTATCCATAGTAGTTCTATCTTCTACGGCTAAGTCATCAAGATAATGTAATAATTCATGCATTATACTCTCCCGAACATCTGGATTGTTTATATTAGCATCATCTGCAAGTATTATTTCTTTTGCCTTAGTGTCATATATTGCACGAGCATTAGGATTAGCTCTACGGATTTCATAGCTGTCAAAACTTATTTTGGGAGTATTATTCTTATTTTTGAATAGATTCTCAACAAAGTCTGCAACTTCATACTGATTATCACGCATGTTATGCATTTTCTCATTCCACATGAACGTGTCTTCACCCCATATATTAATAAGATCTGCTTCAATATTTTGCTGATTAGTTTTACTCACTTATAACAGCTTCCTTCTTTTCCATTAAATATGCATTAAGGTTAGCTATAGCATCTTCCATGCTATATACCTTATGCGTAAGGTCTTCTACGGCTCTACTTAAAGATACTACTATATTATTTACTTCTACTTGGTCCATTGTTTAAGTCCTCTATTAAGCAATTTTTTTAGCAAACGCTTGTTTGCGTTAAGAAAAAATTATGATTCCCCTATAATATAAACATCCTTCAACCACTCGAGTGTTTCCTCATCCCAATGCTCTCCCATATCCATATCACCATAATAAAAGGCTTCACCTTCTTCAGAGACAATCTCTTCACTCATGTACTCAACCTCCTCATTGTCCTCATCATACGCAATAGTTAGTATATACTTCTTTATTCCACTCATAAACACCTCCTATTTTGATATACAAGTTTACTAGTTTTTTTATTATTATGCAATAGTTTTATTTAGATGCTAACTCATTGATTTTATTGAGTTTAACATTTTTGTCTACTTCTTCTTTTAAATCGGATTGTAAATCCAAGGGGAAATGTTCGTGGTCTGTCGCGCAATATTGAGGGCAGGTGTAACCAGGCATTGTGTCCAAATGCTTCATGACCGTAATTAGACTCACAGCCACCGAAATTATAATTAAATCCGCCCATGTCATAAAGGCCCCCTTTTATTGACGGTAATCTAATACCTTTTAGTTGAAAATGAAAGAGGTTTTGAAAATTAAAGCATTTTAGTGCTTGGCTAAAACTGAAAGCATATCCGGGTATGTGCGAGATTCACCTTTTGAATTTTCGTTACAATTCATTTCAAACTAAAAGAAAGGAAACGAAATGGCAGACGAACTTACTGGTGTACCAACACTAAAGATTAACTCTGATTACGTGGTTCAATGGAAATTTATTGGAGATGAGGGCGATGAAATCACAGCCTATGCTCAAACTACTTGGGTTGATTCATTCCAACTGGGTAATGAAACCATCTTAGTCTTTGAGCGTACTGACAAGACTCGTGAGGATGGTTCAACTATCTACTACTACTTTGACAATCAAGACATCAAAGACCAAGTAATGGTTCCGAGTGACATCAAGACCTATCAGGTTGTCTAATCAAACCTTTGGGGGGACTCTTCGGAGTTCCTCCATCACTCACCTATACGTATAAGATATAGATAAACTTATACCAAACTCATAAAGAATAGGAAAACAAATGCAAGTCTATCAAGTATATGTAACAGAGTTAGATAATCGTCGTTCAGTTCAAGCAACTTACGCTGATTATGATCAAGCTAATCAACACTTCAACTTATTGAATCATCGTATGGATGATGTAAATGATACTGCTGTTATCACTATTGAAACTATCGATGTATTAGATGATTGTATTATCCCTCATGATTATCCTACATGTGAGTTGTACATGTGTCGTGTCTGTGAAGATGAAGAGCATGAGTTACGTGAACAAGAACTTGCAGCAATGGAGGGTGAAATATAATGTCTAGAGTATTTGCGTTAGTATATGTAGCAACCATTACCTTACAGTGCTTTATGCACTACAATTTAATGGGATATCACCCGAGTATATTATTCTGGTGGTTATTAAACTTTGGTATCGCATCCCTTATTTGGGATGGATATAAAGTAAAGAAATGACTGATGACACCAGGTGTCTTGACCTGGCCACTATAGAGATATCCAACGTGCGGTAGAACAGATGAAAGGGACGGCCCTGAGTAGTCTGTTCGCAGTCATAATAATTACCAATAGTATATCATAAGAGTCTTCGGAGCCTGAGAAATGCTTGAAAGAAGTTTGTCAAGAACTACGATATAGGTCGCACCTATTGAACGCTTGGACACTATTGGTATAATTATAGCGGGGAATGCCGGTTGCAATTTAAGCCTCATAAGCTTGATCTGGGCAGTTCGACTCTGTCCCCCGCAACAACTCCATAAGATAATCGGTGCAAATCCGTGCATAAAGGCAAAATCTTATTGGATATGAAGAGAGTGAACCGAGGGAATATTAAAAGGCGAGAGTCAGAATGAGGCCCTAAGTTCATGGTCATGCCATAAACTCTCTTCAGCGTATTAAAAGTATATCCCAAGACCAATTTCAGGGATATCGTGGCACGTCTGACAAAGGTACCGAATAAGTGGTTAGCTCATGAAGCTATAAAACGAAATAGGGGTCGCACCCTTATACCTTAGAATATCTTTAATACTCCAATGGTCTGAGAGGAGGAGATTAGGACGTGCTATCTATTATTAAGAGAGAGTTATGGCCCTACAAGGTTAATGCTAGCGAAACTACCGACCGGTAGAAGTAGACTTGGGCATTAACTTTTAGCGGGTAAAACTACATGTTCAAGGTTAATAGCAGTAATCTATCATGATACCCTATAGAACTTGTAATCTCTCTCTTATACTATTCTAGGATACATATATTAATTGGTGCACTCAATTGATATGTGTGTAAAATCCACGGCAGTGGTCAGGGAGGAGACAACCCTCCCTGCAGAAATTAAGAGTAATTATTAAAGGAGACAATATGTCAAAATGTGCAGAATATAACTGTAAGAATGAAGTGACAATAAAGACACAATGTGATAATTGTCTTAATAAACTTAGACCGACTGAAGATCAAGCTTTAGCTTGTCAAAAACATATTGAAGACTTTGCCAAAATGCAAGATATAAATGTTGATGATATGTCTTCAGAGCTATTAGATAAACTAGCAAAAGAATTTTATGGAATATAAAGAAAGGGTAACCATGAAGATAGTAGTTAATAATACCAGCGAAGATATCAAATATAATGATGAAATAGTATTGGATTATATGAGATGTATGGACTGGTTTCAAAGAGCTATGCTTGAAAGTGATTATGAGTTATATGATGACACTATTGATCTAGCTAAAATTGTTTTTGATGATATAGACATCAATGATAATAACTGGAGAACTTTAGGTAATGGTGTATCACATCTATTAGCTAGGTTAGAATTAACTCATACATTAAGAGATAATCATCCATTGGTATGGAGACTGCCTGAGTCAGGTATTTATCCTAAATATCATGGAAATATTGCTGAGTTAATGTTAACAATGGGTATGTTTAACCAACTTAATGTAAAGGGGATATCATGAAAAAGTATCTATTATTTGCTTATTATCAATATTATCCAGCTGGAGGTTTGAATGATCTACACAGCGCTTATGATAATAAAGATCAGGCAGATGCAGTAGCTGAAGTATTAGCAGAAAGTGGTGAGTATGACTATGTTTATGTTCAATCACTTGATGATATCGAGAATATTATTAAAAGCCATTCATGGATAAAGGAAGAAGAATGAAATATACTAACATTGCTTTATGCCCTAGTTGCGGTAACATAACCGAAAAACGTTGTTGTGATAAAGATTTAATACTATATGAGTCAAAACATACTGACTTTATCGACTCATTAATACCACTAATCAAGGAGATGAATAGATGTTCAGACCACTCAAAGACTATCTAGAGTTAAGTATATTGTTGGCAACAGCAATATTATTCTGGCTAGGTGTAGTATATTTAATGAAATCAATAATAATATAGTAAGGAGAATTAAAGTGAATGATAATATCAATATAGAACATGTTAGAGAGATCCCAAGAGAAGAATGGGGACCCTTTGAAGATGATGGAAGTTATTCTGGTACTCGTAATGTTGAACTTATTTCAGTATTTGTAAAGAATCATACTAATAGATTTGTTATCAAACAAGGGATAACAGTGAGATCTAAATCAGAGATTCCTTTTATAGATATTAGACAATGGTATCTTAATGAAGAAACAGCTGAATGGAGGGCTGGAAGACAAGGAATTAGAATGACTCCATCACAATGGTGCTTATTTCAATCTATCTTAAATGATAATAAACTTATACTTTCAATGGATCTACCTGATGCTGAAGT